CACGCAAAAGTGGATTTTGTAACATTTGAAGTGCGATAGTTCCAACTTCATCCGCTGACATACTGAAATCTGGGTTATCAAAAACATTCAATCCGGTTCTTTGTCTAGCTGCCATTACGACCGCGGTTCCTATTTGACCAAGACTTGTTAAAAGCATCTCAGAACTTTTAATATTTCTAAACGAATTTAGATTTCTAACTAATAATTGCCATAAACGAAGTCCAGGACCTCTGCCAACACCAGCTTGTGCACGTGATAAAGGTGTCAATTGTTGCTGTCTTGGTGATACAGGTCTTCTTGTTTTTGATGGCACAGGGGCGTAAAGTTGGACAGGTATATTTAATATATTTAAAATACCAGGTATTTCTATTGATTCTTCAGGATTGTTCGTAGATTTTCGTGTAAAAGTTGTCCAGAATTGGTCACCACGGTTAGCGCCATCATAATGTGCTCGCAAGGTTTTAAGAAACTCCGCGGTAGCTTGTTCCCCGGCTATAGCTTGTTGTTGTTGCTGTTGTTCCTGGGCATATTGTTCACCGGCATTTCGTGTCCCTTGCCGTGCAACATTTTCATGAAATGCATTCAAACCCCGTTGTCCAGTACCACTCTCACCTAATACTTGGGGCCCCATTAAAGGCCTGGATCCTTGTTGCGTGCTTTGTAGTGGATTGAATGTTCCTCTCATTTTCTGGCATAAAGAGGAACTTCCTCCTCCACCGGGTTCACACATGCGTGCAATTCCTCCTCTAGCAATCGTCCCAACCTGACCTCTACCAAATGCCTGGCTAACACGTGCTGCTGCTTGTTGTCGTTGTTGTGGATCTTGACTCTCTAATGCTTGGGTAGCGTTTAGCCATGCTTGATTTTGGCCAAAAAATCCCTCTCCCAATCTTCCTCCAGAAGCTTGATATTGTCTGTGCATTTCCTCCATTGTATCTACCAACACACCCATTTCTTGAATAAAATGACCTGGATTACTGTTAAAAGCATCTGTGAGCCATTGTCGTCCCTCTTGTTCATATAACATTCTTCCTCCATGCAATGCATAATAATAAGCTATTAATGGACCATTAACTTGTCCTCCGCCAGTTAATGTTAAAAATGCTGGATATGTTGATGCAGGATTGTTAAGTACATTACCGCGAGCATCTCTCAACCTTTGTAATGCTCCCTGTACATCACCACGTGTAGCCAAGTTCATTGCATCCTGTAATTCTTCCGACCCGGGTTTATTTAGAGATCTTGATACTGCTTGATTATATTCAATAGAACCGGGAGGATAAGGTAGAGTCCAACATAGTCTGGCCCATGACGGCAAACCTTGATATATAGTATTGTATTCATTAAGAGCTGTTTCAAATTGTTGGATAGCAAGATTTGAACTTCTATAGGCAGCAGGCATAATTTCATCCAATCGCGAAGCTAAATTTGTGCCAAGTCGGCCAAAGCTCGATACCATATTACGAAACGAAGCGTACCCATTTAATGCAATCCAATAACCAATTCGTTCATACCAGTTTCTGACTCTTAAATCACCTTGTTGAACTCTTTCACTGCGATTTGCTATAAATAAAGGATCACTTCGAACAAGATGTGCGCCTGCTATGTGAATATTTTGCACAGCGGTCATTAAGCGTGTGATATCATTTAAAGGCGCGGCTATATTTGTGTTTGCTCCCTGTTGCTGCCAAGAACTGGTAAAAGCGGCTGCAACGGCTGGGTCATTGGCTCTTTGAAAAAGTGGTTGTAAAAATGTTCTAAGAAAACCGAGAGAGGCTTCGGCATTCTGAGCAACTGCTGCTTGTGCCTGGCGCGCTTGTGTAGCCTGTTGGGTTAACTGAGCAGGGTCCATTCCCGTAATGGGTGCTGCACCATGTTGTTGATAAAATTCTGTTGGTCCTCCGGTTTTATAATCAACTCCAAAAAATATTTCATAAACAACTTGAATAACACGACGCAATTCTCTCGCTTGAGCAGCTGGTAGATCATTAGGGCGCAGTTGCTCAATTTGTCTAATTGCTTCTATAACTCGTCTCTGATAAGGTAAAAATACATTGGGGTCTACTGGTATAGTAAGAGCATGATTTTGCGCGGCTTGAAGAACTATATCTGGACTTCCACCTGAACCACCAGACGCTTGCTGTTGTGGCGGAACACGAATCCTTAAACCTGGGTCTTGTTTTGTCCCCTCATCATCATCAACTTCCATAGCATCACTATCTCGTGGTGGACTATAAGTTGGACTTTGAGGTTGGTAAACTCCTTGTCCCGCATCTATAACCGCAATAGCTTCTGCAAGAACTGTGACTTGTGTACCAGCATCATAGTTATTAAAATTCGCAATTAATCCACCCGGTCCATGGAACGCATCCCCATCACCATCTACGGCATTTTGTGGAATAAACTCTGATAAAGCATTCATTTTCGCAATCCGTTTGGATTTATTATTTTGTGGTAACTGTTTTGCTTCTTCTTGTCCTGTCAGACTTGCCATATATATATATATTACAAATATTAAATTAATTGTTCTATTTTCACGCTTAACTCATCGGTAAATAATTTTACCAAATCATCATTTTTATAATCCTCTAAATATTTAATATATTTGATTCCTGAAGCTAATAATAAACGCGTGCAGATAATACACGGGTAATGGGTTATATATGCGGTTGCACCTTCACAACTAACTCCTCGCTTCGCGCAATCACATATAGAATTCTGTTCGGCATGAACGGTGGCCTGTTCATGATTATTCCTTACAACGGATTTATGTGCGGCACCGGGTAAAAACCCATTGTAACCTTGACTAATGATGCGATTGTCCTTAACGAGGACACATCCAACTTGGAGCCTATGACATGGCGACCGTTCGGCGGTAGCTAAAAGAATTTTCTTAAACATTTGGTCAAAAGTTAATCTATGACCGTTCATATGTTATTAATGATAATATTAACTTTAAGATTATTATCATTTAATTATAAATGCCTATTGTAACATTCAAAATATCCGATGAACTGTTTCAAGGTTACGAAGTTGTTCTAGATTTGGATTATTTTGAAACCCTTGAAGAAATATATGCCCAAGTAACAAAAACATTAAAAACGCATTTGGAATTGCATAAATTTGAACAGTTATTGGAGAGATTAAAAGGAAAAAAATTTCATATTCACGACGAAACAATGGGCACTATTCTGCTTAAATCTCAGTCAGAGATTGTTTGGGTATGTTCTCACTGCTGACCATTTGATTAAAATGAGTTTTAACTGCCGCATACATTCTTCCCGCTGGTGTGGATTCTGTTGGGGGTCGGTATAACATATCTTGTACCCAAGCACTATTCATTATAAATTTGTTAATTTTTTTTCTTGAAATTTCTTCGTCATATAAAAGTTCTATTCGTTTTATTAACTTTTCTTTCATTCTAAAACTTGCATATCCTCTCCAAGAACCAAAATCATTGCGCGTTATAGGAACTATTCTATCAATATATTTTGACAATATTATGCAATTAAACAGTTTTTCGCGCGCCTCAAAACTGTTTAAAATATCATCTCTTACGTCCTCCGCATTTGGTCCATTGCACTCATACCAGGGTCCGCTCATTTTGTTAATTGCTTCGTATATTTATATTGAAACTAAATCAATTTTTTCATCGGTTGGTAGTGGTGGAACAATTGGTAGATTTTCTTCCCACATTTTCACGACCCATCCACCGTTTACCCATTTAATTGATTCATATGGCAGGCGTTTTTGTGACGAATTATGAATGACCTCTTTTTCTAATTCAAATGTTGGGTTAGGTATAATCTTATCAAATTTTTCCTTATTCATATTTAAATATAACTTGCATTATGTTTAAATATATTCAAATTATTTTTTAGTCTTTCTGCGTTTCTTTCTCCGACGAGTCTTTCTTTTCCGACGAGTTTTTCTACTTCCTCCTTTTTCTTTAAACCTCTTCATTGCAAACCCAGTGGTTTTATTTTTTTCTTCGTCCATGGAGTTTCCGTGTGTTAAACGATGTTGTGCTAGATTTTCTGGAGTTAGTCTTCTTCTCTTTGCTCTCTCCCTCTGAACTGCTAAAAGTTTTCCTATCAATATTTCTTTCTTTGTTTTTTTTAAATTTGATATATTCCATTCATTATGATTTTTGTGTTGTGGCAGCAGAGCAGGGAGAGGAAAATAACCAGAATCTATACTATTTGCTTCGGACATATATAATAGTTAGAAATTAAAAAACCCTTTCTTTCTGCGTCTTGTCTTTCTTTTTGATTTACCACGCTTGCTCCTTCTGGTTTTCTTTTCATATTTCTTTTCATCTTTCTCTCCAGGTTTGTAATTTAAGAAGTAATATTCCCATTCTTTACTTCCTTTGTCTTTGCTCAATGTCTTATATCTTTTAGTTTTTTCTGCACGAACATTTTCTTTTGTATGTTTTTCATCACCATAGCAATCTATGCTAAAACGACGCAATATCCCTTTTTGCTGCAACCGATGTCTTTGTTGAACTTTGAATAAATAGTGAGACATACATAAAATACGTTGTGGATCATAATAAGGGCGGTTCACATATAAAAATGCTAAGTAAAAACTGAGCATGGTATCCAGAGTAGCTATGCGAATTTTGTTACCTCCTTTGGATACAATATTATAACTGTGACAGGCCAATGGTTCATAAATAAATGCAACTGTCTCTCCATTAACACGAATATCATAGTGTGCTGATAAAATTTCACCAACCCCATTATGTTTTTTAATAGTAACATTTTTAATACCTTCGTTCGTAAGTTGTCTTTTAACAATAGTGGCGGTTGTTTCTGGGTCAAGAGCTAGCACATCAAAATCAGGAATAGGGAGTGATTTTTTACGCCTAAATTTTTTAATATCCTTAAGGTACATTTGATTTGCCATCGCACCAAAAAATACTACTTGTTGGTTTATCAATGAATCGCGAACAATATGAAATACTTTTTTTTCAATTCCTTCTGATAATTTTTTTTCAGAGTCGAACATACGTTGAATTTCCATGAAATCACAATCTTTTCCGCGCAAAGGGTATGTTTTGTTGAGCAATGTAAGTCTCTTCAGCACCTTTTCCCATCTGCTAGCATCACCTTGTGGTCTTGAAAGTTCTAAATACATGAGCATTCTTAAATAATTAGGTGGACTGTAATAAATACCGCCCTTATTAATTGATTTTTTATGTATTTTCTTATATAATTCCTTTGGAACGAACGATATGTCAGCCACGGGAATAAAATTTACAAACACCTTAAATGTTCCAGCGTGCATACCAGCCTTTGCTTCAACTTCTGTAAATCCTTGCTTATAGAATATATCAGCCAAATCTTTTGCATCTTGTAATGGTTCTGGAGAGAAGAAATCATAATCTGGAAGTTCAATAGACTTATCATAGAATTGTGATTCTTCGGGTAATATATTATTTATGGCTGTTCCACCATAGCAAACGCGTTGTGTTTTAACAAGAAATTTCTCGACAATAGAAATTATCTCTTGTACCACTGGGTTATTAAGCATTTTGCGGCCTGATTTTTTTTCAATTTTGTCAACAGCTTGTCGTATAATTGCTAGTTCGCATTCTTCAAACGTTAGTCCTTTTTCACACTTCATTATTAATATAATGTGGGAAAAAAATTAAATGGTGCTTTTATACATTGGTAAATCAATCTGTTTCTTTTTGTAAGACACTTCTGGGTTTTGAAGCGTTGGTGCAGATGTAGTAACAACTGTGTATCGTAAGTTATCTGGTTTAAGTACAAAAGCAGTTCTTGCCTCATTAAACATATTTGAATAAAATGCCATATTGGAATCATCGTTAGCATAATTCATACAAACCATTTGACATCCATAAGAAAAATGTAGTTGACACGGTAGATTATTATTGAGGGCACTTAAATCTGGCATAGATAAAGTCATGTTTTTCTTATTATATTCTTTTAATCCGTCGGGGTCATGAGTATATTGCACATCGTAATTTCTATATTCTGATAAGAAAGGTGAACCGGATGACATATTAACCAATTCTTCAAAAGCGGTTCCTCTAAAATTATTTGTTTCTTGGTCACATATAATAATGATTTTATTTCGCAAATTTATTATAGGTTCCGTTGCCATATTTTTGCTACCACCGTTAACACCTGGTCTTCCTTCATACCCATAGGATGGGTTAAGCAATCTAGAACCACAGTATTGGTTCACATATTTGGTTAATTTTTTATAGAATAGTCGAGGATTTACTTTGCTTTTTACCCTAAAATGAATAAATAATGGGTCTGTTGGATTTGGGGTAGGTAAAGAAAATGCATATTTATTTATTGTGCTTAGAATACCTTCATCACTGCCAACAGGAACACTATTATATGTCCCTTTTATATTATCAGAATCAGTGGGACCTGCGCCCACTACTGGCTCACCGTTTACTTGATATAAAGCAAAATCTAAAACTCTTGCGCCTTGATGAATAACTTCGCGGAGCGGTACTAAATCTACATAACCATCTTGAAAATCACCAGCACAACAACTATTATAACTGCTTGCAATATAATAATCTCTAAGATGACCAGTCCCCTTAACAACATCCACCTTGTATTTGATATCTGCAGAATTAATATTTCCAATTACGGTAGATTTATCGTTATATACAGATTCCATTGCGTAATTATTATTGGCCTTTTTATTAATTTCACGTCTATAATACCATGTTAGGAATAGCAGTAATAAAATAATACCAACCCATATATATTCTGTTGCCATCTTAGCAATGGCTTTCTGGGCTTTTAATAACACTTTTTGTGGGTCTTTCATAAACTGATCAGTCGTATCTTGTATACCTTTTATAATAGCTGCAGGTGCTGCTACTGCTGCTTCCGCGGTTGATGCTTTTGGTGCTGGCATTGATATATATATAATATACTTTTATATTTTATTGTTATCCTAAATGAAATTTATAATGATTAACTCTTTCTTATAGTTAAAATAATTATATTATATTATTTTAAGATGCCTGGAGGATTATTAAATATTGCCGCATACGGCGCTGAAAATGTAATATTAACAGGGAACCCAACGAAAACTTTTTTCAATGCCACTTACCAAAAATATACTAATTTTGGTCTTCAACGTTTTAGAATTGATTATGAGGGTCAACGAACACTAAACTTTAATAGTGAAACAGAGATGAATTTCAAAATCCCGAGATATGCTGAATTATTATGGGATACGTATTTGGTTGTTAATTTACCTGATATTTGGAGTCCATTATTTTGGCAGACCGATGTAAGCGGGTGTATGACTCCATATGAATTCCAATGGATAAATAAGTTGGGAGCGTTGATGATAAAGGAAATAACAGTTTATTCAGGTTCTAACATACTGTCTAGATATTCGGGAGAATATATAGAAGCGGCGATTCAGAGAGATGATGGGGGGAAAAAAGTATTATGGGATAGAATGATTGGTGCCATAAATCAATTTACGGACCCAGCTAATGCATTTCAAAATGGTGGATTTTACCCCAATGCTAACTTTTTATCTAACCCCCCTCCTAATCATTCAGGTTCTGATGTACAACCATCTATTAAGGGACGTCGTTTATATATACCTTTAGAGGCTTGGTTCACATATAGTGGTGGTAAAACAGCTCTACCTTTGGTAGCCTTACAATATCAAGAGATAAATATTCGAATTAGATTACGGTCTATAAAAGAATTATATACAATTAGAGATGTTGAAAATCCTGATCCTGGTACTGGTAAAGGTCCAAGAAAAGCCCCGAATCCAGCAAGTGCTATAGACCAACTTTATTGGTTTTTACAACCACCACAGGATCCTTCAGGAATAGTGATTAATCCGCAAACCTTAACACAACGACAAAATTTGTCAAGATATGTCAAGAAAAATAACTGGGATGCCGATATACATCTAATGTCAACGTATGTATTTTTAAGTCAAGATGAAAGAAGAGTTTTCGCCGCTAATAAGCATACATATTTAGTAAGAGAAACATTTGAACATGATTTCTTAAATGTCGCGGGATCTAGACGCGTTGATATTCCTTGCAGGGATATGGTACCTAGTTTCTTATTTCGATTCAGAAGAAGTGATGCAAATGATAGAAACGAGTGGACTAATTATAGTAATTGGCCTTTCGAAGGAATTCAATCCGTTCAACCAGTAGATATGTCTAATAATTGCACTAGTCCCCCGGGATTGGTACATCCATTTTTATTTAAACAGACTGGTCCACTTGTTGACTCTAGTAACTTACAAAATATTCTATTAGATATGGGTATTCTGTTAGGTAGCGAATATAGAGAAAATATACTTGAAGAAGGTGTTTATAATTTTGTGGAGAAGTGGATAAGGACAGATGGTTTCGCAAAAAATGGTTTGTATGCTTATAATTTTTCAGCGCGAAGTAGGAGAGATTGTTACCAACCATCGGGAGCCCAAAATATGAATAAATGGCAATATGTGACCTTTGAATTTAATACAATACAGCCTCCGCTTGACACTGATAATAACAATGTGGAAGTGTTATGTGATCCTTCAGGAGGAATTATTGGAGTGAGAAAAGATACCTGGAGATTAAATAAATGGAATTTTGATTTGCGCATATGGGAAGAACGCTATAATATGATTGTTATAGAAAATGGCAGCATAGGATTATTAATTGCTCGTTAACTGATTATACAATTATTACATCTGCTTTTTTGTGGTTTTATATTTTTAGTTGTCACAATGGGCACATACACGCTAGATTGCATTGTTCCTTCAACTAAGGCATCTCTCATATTTTTTAATTTAGTTTTCCATCTATTTTCCGTCTGCGGAGTCAATGGTATATCAACAAACGTTGGTTCATTATAATATCGGCCTGTTGATTTTCTAAATACTGGAATACCCTTTTCAATATCGCATTTATCATTCATATATTAATGATAAATACTTTAAAATATATCCCAAACCGAATTGTAAGCTGCTGGTTTTTTATTTGGATTTCTTGGTTTATAATTAAATGAATAGGCGTTATCCCCTCCGGAAATATAAGGTACCGTACTATTAATGGAATTGGTAGCATCTGCACCGGGTCTGTTGTCTGTCATCATTCCTGTTGTAGGACAATTGACCGTTTGTTTAGGTTGTGTGCAAGTGTTAACTGCGCAAGCGGTGCCTGAAATGGATGATTCAGTTCTACTATTTTGAATTTGATGAACTTTCTTCATTAATGCCAATTCATCGTTCATAGTTGTCGTAACAGATGTGGGTGTATTCTTCATACAATTTTGAGTAATAGATGCTAAATGAACTCGCCATAATAATCTACCCAATACTTCTGCTTCTGAGGCCATTACTAGTGGAGTTGTAACGCCCTTTTTAACCGATTCTTCATTTAAAAATTTTCTTCCAGCATGTTCATAATTTGTTTGAGACAAATTCAATTTGGATACTTGCCCAGGAAACCATTGTCCGTAGGTAGATGAATATGCCGAATTATTATGAATGGCTAAAACATCACATGTCGCGGTTTCATCGGCAGATGGTGTGGGCATTGATACTCCCGCCTGATTATATGCGTCAGCTGTATCAGCATCTAATGTGCCGTCTGGCGTGCCCACTGTTCTTGTACCGCCCGCCACAGTGCTAGCAGCGGTTTTTTGAACGCTTTCATCTTGTCCTATATAATTTCCATTTTTGTCCCATAATCCGGTTATTTTAAATGCGCCACAATCTGTACACTGTTGATCATATTGACAACCGGGACCGCTACATTCATAAGGACAGTTTTTATAATAATTACCATTCTCATCTTTTTCAAGAGAATCGCAATTGCCAGTTAATTCACTGGGGGCCGTGCATCCATTGGGACAGACCATGGATTTAACTTCTTGTCCCACTTGTCCTGGTGCTTCTTGTCCCACTTGTCCTGGTGCATTGCATGGTTTGTTAGTTCCGTGACAAATGGGAGGATTTTTCCATGTTTTACAATAACTATCTGGACCACATTCGTCCCCGGCATTCTCTAAACCTTCTCTCCATTTTCTATTAAGAAAGTTATACATTGTTAATAGTAAATTTACAGCTACAAATAATATCATTAAACTAACGAATATTTTTACAAAATTCATAATATATATATACCAATAGATAAATATATATTTAATATGAGATGTACTTTGACTTTATACACCCTAAATAATCTAAATTATAATTTCAGATTGGTGAATGGTAAGAGATTTGAATTTAGATAATTAAATAACATATTTAGTCAATTATATTGACTAGTCATTGTTTATAATCAATAATTTAATATAATAAGAATGTATATGACTGATATTAATACCACATTAAGAGGGAATCAAGAACAAGCTGAAGACCCCAAACAACCAAAGGTAATAGCAAAGAAAATTTTTCAGGGGTTATTTTCAATTATTTTAGCAGTCGCCATTTTTACACTAAGTTCCTGGCAATTGCCAGTCATTATTGAAACTGTAAATTGTATGTATAAAAATAGCCCAGATAAACCGTGTCCTTATCCCACAGATGAAAATGCGCCACCTTATAATTCTAGTAGTGGGAAATATGATATGGACCCATTCCAAGCCTTCCTTAATATTATTATGAGTACACTAAGTGGTGGATTAATAGGATTGTCCAGAGGTGTTAAATGTTGTAAAAAAAAGCCGATGAAGGGTGGTGGAGCTGAAGACGACCCATTGGCGAAGTTTAATCTGCAGATTGGTGGCGATGGGTGGAAACCATTTGATATGCATAGTAATAATATTGGGTGGCCATATGATGAAGTGAAAAAAGACTTCCCGTTTGGGTTTAATTATTGGTTGGGGTCGTCTCAAATGAAAGCGTGGTCGATTCCTCGACAATTTATACAAGGTTTATTCTTATTTTTTGCCAATCTAATGAATCCTGAAATGGGCAATACGGTATATTGGGTAATAAGATTTGTAATTACATTATTTATCCCTGTGATATTCTTTGCCATGATATTATTATCACCGGCAATCATTCTAATCTCGACAATATGGGGTGGTTTCTTGCAACATATTTTCAAAGGGAATTTTGCAGGATGTATATGGGGATTTTTTTGCACATGGGTGCTAGTTATTTATAATTTATTCATCCAACCCATAGAATTATTAGGATCGTTTTTCGTAATTCCCGCACTTAGAGGTGGTGATACTTGGATTAAATCGAATTGGTTATCTATGAAAAATGACGGATACAGAGAAATTATATTAGGTGGTGCTTTTATATCATTTATTGGTGTTGTATTATATGCATTTGCCCCTTTGTTAAATCAGTAAATTAAAAAATTGAATTCACTAAAAAAAGTTAATGACCTTAAAAGAACAATGATATACGCATTTAAGAATTTGCCCGAAGATGTTGTAAGAATAATTTATGCGTTTTGCATCGATAAGAGAGAACATTGGGATAAAGTTACGGAACAATTCTTTAAAGGAGGGTTTAATAGAAATAATTTGAGAATCTTATCATTTATTCGGGAGCAAAAAAAATTATGCAGGCGATTCTGGTCGTCTAATAGACTGGAACTCACTGGATTTACACAATGGAATTCTATAACGAGGAGGAGGGAACTATGTCCTTTTGATTATAGATTCGGGGAATGGAATATTAAAAACAAAAGCGTGGTTGTTTGTTTTACTACTGGAAACGGTTATATATCAAAATTCTCTGGTAAAAACCCTGTTTCAACGTGGCTTAAAAATATTAATAAATTCGAAACAGTGGCATCAAATACGTGGGTATATATGTATAGTGGTGGTCAAAAAGCACTATTGGACTATTTGCCCAAAGAAAAAAATAACTTTGGTATTAAATTTCAAAGTGCATTTTATAAAAAACGCTATCATATGCTTGAAAAAAAAAGAAAAAAGAGGGCACATTTGGAAAAAGCAAATCTATTTATTGAAGAGAGGAGAAAACTCAAAAAAATGTGTGGATTTGAACAAGGACAACAGGTTATTTTATCATTTAACATGCCGGTGCCAATAATGGGGACAACACTAAAATTTTATAGGGGAAGTGTTGTTCAAATTTTCTTAAAACAACACAGAGATAATGGAAGACTTATATTTTCAAAACCAAAAGGTAAATATGAATTTGACAATGAAGCTGTTGATAATTATATTGGTGAAATTCAAATTAAAATCCAATTCGAAGATGGCGAACATATAAACTATACTTCTGAGAAATTGGCATCTAGGATAGAAATAAGTAATAAGGAGTTGGGTGAGGCAGAGAAAGGTGATTTCATTCGTGGTTGGTTGACCCTTAATGTTAAAATGACGCGTCATCATCTGGAAAAAATTACTATTAGCGGTACCCAATACTATCTAGAAAAGGTACACTCGCAGGACGAAAGCATCTGTATACTTGATGAGAAATTTAATATAGTTGGTCGAATTTCAAACTCCCAACATGAGTCCCACTGTCACATTCAATCCATTCACAATTCTTGTTGATTGGTTGGTCGAAGTTGCAGTATCATTTGCACACGGAATCGTTGTCCAGAGAGGGGAGTATTTATGGATAATGTAATTTAATATGAATAAATACTTAATAGGTTAACCATAATAATTTTATATGGGAAAAAAAAATAGAAAGCAAAAAAAGGTTTCGGCCAATGGAAAACCGTTTATTAGTATTTGCACTCCAACATACAACAGGAGAAGGTTTATTCCTTTTATAATCAAATGTTTTCAAGCACAGACTTATCCTGCTGAATTAATAGAATGGATTGTTGTAGACGATGGCACTGATCCAGTCGGCGATTTATTTGAAGGGGTAAAAGGCGTAAAATATTTCTACCAGGAGGAAAAAATGAAATTGGGAAAAAAAAGGAATTACATGCATTCAAAAGCGAAAGGTGATATTATTGTATATATGGATGATGATGATTATTATCCACCCGACAGAGTAAATCATGTCGTGAATCGATTACGGTCGCAACCTACAGCCGAGGCGTGTGGTAGCAGTGCTATCTATATTTATTTTCATAAACAAAAAGAGATATATTTATTTGGTCCTTATGGTCCTAATCACGCGACGGCGGGTACTTTCGGTTTTTGGCGGCGACTACTAAAAGAAACATCTTATGAAGATGATGCTGAAATGGCCGAAGAAAAACACTTTCTCAAAAACTATACCATACCTTTTGTTCAATTAAATCCTATGAAAAGTATTTTAGTTTTTGCACACGATGCTAATACATTTGATAAATCGCGTTTGTTAGAAAACCCCAATCCTCAATATGTTAAAAAGACCAAGTTAACCCCTAAAAATTTTATTAAAGATAAAGAAATGGTTAAATTTTATACAGAACAATAAAATCTCTTACTATAATATAATGAAATTATCTCAATATGCTAAAACCACCATCAAATGTTTTTTAATTTTTGTTATCGCAGTTAATCTATTTGGTTATGTATTACCCTTAATAAGAAACGGCGCGACAACGGAAGGATTTGAAGGAAGAAAATCGTTGCTCTTGTTGCACATGGAAGGTTGCGGACATTGTGAAAAATTAATGCCGGAATGGGATAAATTTAATCAGAAAAATAATACATCCATTGTAACGAAATCAGTAGAAAATGATGATGACCGTGCGTTAGTTAAAAAGTATGGAGTGGAAGGATTCCCAACTATATTATTATTAGATTCCAATGGTAAGAAACTAGATACATACAGCGGACCTAGAAATGCGCAAGGTCTTTTAGATTATTGTCAAAAAAATAGTTAATCTGACAATGTATACGAATCTAGATATCTGTATATCCTATTGATATCTAGTTTATTAATATTATAATTTTCATTATCAAATAATTCATATATTTCTTCTACTGTATAATTATTTCGTAAATTAATAAAAAAAGAAAACATATCTTTTTTATCCATATTTAATTGATTGCATAAATTTTGTATAAATAGCATATTGTTATACTCAGTTGAATATTTAGTCAATACTTTAGTAAATCTTACATCATGTGGATTGAATACCGGGGGATTTGGTCCATATCTATCGTGATATATTTTGTTATTGTTAAACGTTTTAATTAAAGAGCTCATTTCATTAAATATCCAAATTTGCTTTTGAAATGTTATTCTACCAATATAATCAGCAAAACATATATTTTTTAGGATTTTTATATAAAATGGAATACTTTCTTTCTTATCTGTAGATTCAATAACATCAATAATATTTTCATGAAATAACAATCCGACGCTTGTTCTATCTGTTTCATTCATTATAACAATATGGTCATTAATAGAATATTTATTATTTAATAAATTTTTTGTTATTACTTTTGTATCTTCATTGTAAGCTTTGGGTTGAAATAAATTATGAATTAATTTGTTTTTAAGTATGCTTTGTTGATTAGTATAAATATCAAATGTTGATTTTAATTTTCTAAGGTCTCCTTGAATAAATAAGGTAATATTAATAAGTAAACATGGTTCTAATTTTGGCATTAATAATTTCACTATAGTTGTAACCTCTTTAGTGGTTGGTATTTTAAGTTCAATAGGTACACAAACTTTCATCATTTCTTTAATTTTCTTGTCGATATGATAATTTCCAATGCATATGATTGGTATCATAGTTATATCTTCTTTTTTTTGTTTCTTTGTTTTTTTAGGACGAATCAGTTTAATCAGTGAATTAATGCCACCTTTATCTCCGCTATTCATCCCATCAATTTCATCCATTATAATAGCTAATTTTTTCTTTTCTTTTTTAAATAAACTGAGGATATTAGTATCTGACATATTGTGTTTAGTAATAGTATCAATTACAGTTTTATTTCTAAAATCACCGGCATCAAAAAGGATAACATCATAGTTTAATTTTTTTAGTATCTCTTTTACAAACCAAGTTTTTCCAGAACCCGGACTTCCATATATATATACACCCCGCCGTGTTTGCATCAAATGTTTTTCCAATTCAAATTTATTTAGTATATCTTGCAATTGTTTTTCTTTTTGCACCCTATTTAAAATTGTATTCATATTTAATTGCTCCATGATATAATGTTACTCATGATTTTTTTATATGGCTTTCTACTCAAATACTTCTTTACATTCTTCGAGATTTTAAACGAACCTATGTCAACACATGTAATTTTACAACATAAGTCTTCTGGAGAGAACTGATTTAATTTCATATTTTTTTGATGAAATTAACAATATGGTTGACCAGTTTCATTATTTTGCACATCAGTAACACCGTCCCACGTGAGACCACAATTTTTCGCTGCTTTGCAATTAGCAGTAATGCTTCCTACATCCGAACCACCCACTGGAACGAAATCGTTGCCACAAGTTCCTAAATTCTGAGGGTTGGTACAAGTTAATGTTCCATTAGATAATTGAGCTTTTAAATAATCAGGACATTTACCAGTTTCTGGAGGGAATTTAGCACTTAATGTAGCCGACTTAATAAGTAATCCAATCACAATAAGAGATATAATAAGTAAAACTAACGCTATTACTAACACTGTTTTTTGAAAAGTCATTATATAAAATTAGTATATATTTTTTTCTTGTTAAATATAAATGCAAACAAATGGTCGAGTCGATATACTAAACTATAATCCCGGTGATAGATTTAGTCTACATGATAAAATTCCCACTGGTAAATCTACTGAATATCGTGCCGCACTTACTGGAAATTGGAAAGACAATTTATTATCCAATACTTTTTTTAGTGGTGCAAATGTGAGAATTATTCAAAATGGTCTAAAAGCTGGTGTATATAAATCATCGAATGGACGCTTTTTAATAGGTGATCAAGATGAAGATACATTAAAGATAATTATGAGAAGTATATTTCTTCAAAGTGCAACAAACCTACCTAATCAAATTAGAGAACAAGTTACAGTACTAAATAAATTAGTTCTTGATTATGCTGTGCCGCAAATTTTCGGCGAAGCTCAAGGCTATGTTAAATATAAAAATGATGTCAGTACATTAGTAGTACCCATTGAAAGACCAACATCAACATATTCTAACACAACATTAGAGCTTAAACCGTGGTTTTAAATTGATTTTATTTTATTAAAATATAATCAATATTTACCATGCTCGAAGAACAATTTAGAGGATATATAATTCAAATCGGAAAAGATGAAAATGAAAATGACGAACTTATTGCTAAAGCTTCTCCCGAAGATTACTGGTTGCATCTTTCAAATGCCCCTTCTCCACACTGCATAATTATCAATCCTTCTGGAAAAAGAATTCATAATAAAATTGTAAAACATGCCGCTTATTTAACAAAAAAGCATTCAAAACACGCAAGTATATCAAAAATAGATATTGATGTTACACGTATTAAATTTATTAAAAAAACCAATAAAAAAGGTTTGGTTACTGTCACCAATATAATTAGAACTATAAATATTTAAATTTTGCGCTTAATGATTCGCTTTGCGCTTAATGATTCGCATTGCGCTTAATGATTCGCATTGCGCTTAATGATTCGCATTGTATTGATCCATTTCCACTTCATATCTTTCCTTATCTATCTTGCTTTTATTTTCGTAGACTTTGCGTTTATCATCAGACAATTCCTTCCAGGCCTGACCTAGAGCCTTGGCAATATTACCCAATACAAGTTTTGCATTATTTTTACTCATCTTTGTCATTATAGCAGGACGAGCGTCCTGACAAAAGTACAAATAACCAGATGTTGGACGCTTTGGTCTCTCTGGGTCCTTCATAGGTTTAATCTTTACCGGGTCTCCCAAAAGAGCCGTCGTCAACTCTGCAATTTTATCATGTTGACCCAATTTAATACATACAGTCGCTATCATATTTTTCTGAGATTGATACCAAATATGGTTTATAGAAACGGTGTCGTTATGAAAAGTTAAGTGTGCCATGATTATATATATAAATATCTAATTAACATCTAAGTCAATTTTTTTATTATTACTCTTTTCACCTTTTTAATCTTATTTTTATCAGTAGACACTCCTGCTGCTCTGCGAATTCGTGCATTTCTATAAATATTGTATTGTTGTGATAATTCTTCCAATTCTTCTAACCATATTTCTTCAATTCTTTTCTTTTTCAAGATTTCCAGCACGATTTCTTTATTGCCACACTCAGATAATAATTTTGCGACATTTTCCTCCTCTACACTATCAATTGTCATCGTTCGCAAATATTTATAGTCATTATCCTCATCAATAACATCATAATTTTTACTTTTAAGAAGTGCAATGACCTCTTGTTTTTTCTTTTTCCTCAAGACCAAAGTCGGTGGTTCTACAATTTGTTCTTGGATGAATTTCGCTTTGTTAGATAATTTAATTAATTGTTGTTCAAGGACTTGTATTTGGTGTTCTTTTCTTTTAATATATAATGCCTTTCTATTTGTAAAATAAGCTTCAATAATTTCATATACTGTGCAAAATTTCTTCAGTTGTTGCTCCGAATCAAACAAATTCATATTTGTTGTAGTGCGCGTAGTATAAAGTCCCAATGCTTTTTCCAATTGATTACAACCATAATCGCTTTTTTTAGGCAACAATCTTTGCATTACACCCGGTATTAAGTCTATCTTAATATCAACTTCTGTATCCGTACTCATATCAGTATAATTTTTAACAACTGGTTTCTTCTTCGATTTCTTGGAAGGTTCTTCAATCATCGATTCCAAGAAATTTTTATAATCATCCGTCCAAACACCGATAGGCAATTCTGTAATGTGGATTTTATCGACGCCAATAATTTTATATGTGCCTTTAATAAGATATTTCTTATATATCTTGCTCACGTCCATCGCATCCTTAATATCGCAAATTTTAGTTATTGTTCCTTTAAATCCTTCATAATACGGTGTGATTTTTGGTGATGAACTGTCTGATTTGTGCAATTTCCATTGTAAATATTTAATAATTTGGACGGGGTTGTAACACAGTCCTTCATAACTAAAACCTGTTCCAATTCCTTTACCACCATTGACCAATACCATAGGTATAATAGGGGCATAAAAGTTTGGCTGCACAGGAGTTCCGTCATCGTCCAGATAGTTCAAAACAGGCAAATCTGCTTCTTTGTAAATATATTTTGTAATTGGATTTAACATTGTAAAGATATATCTTTCTGATGCGTGATCCTTACCGCCCTGTAATCGTGTACCAAATTGACCAAGTGGCAAAAGTTCATTAATATTATTACTACCAACGTATTCTTGTGCCATCCCAACAATCGCTTCAACTAATGATTTTTCGCCATGATGATAAGCAGAATGTTCACTCGTATATCCGGCAAATTGCGCAACCTTTACTTCTTTTACTAGATTTCTTTTAAATGCAGCAAACAAGATTTTTCGAGTACTAATCTTTTTTCCATCCATAACATTTGGAATAGATCTATCGCAATCATATTTTGAGAAGTGAATCAATTCATTATCAATAAACTCTTCATATGAAATATGACCTTGATCAGGATCTAAGACAGCATCTTTATCATATGTACCCAACCAATCTTTTCTGTCATCAGCTCGTTTCTTATTAAAAGCCATATCAATAGAATCGTCGCACGATTGACCATTATGTTTAAAGTATACAATCTTCTTATCAGCAAAATATTCTTTGAATTCTTTGGCTGTACTCGTACCAAGACCTTTGAAATATTTGATATTCCATCCTTTGGCATTATTGTTACCGGTTTTCCATTCTCTATACTTCGCTTCATTGTAAAAGCTTAATTCATCATTACCCTTCTTAGCTTTAATGATTGGTGTATTCATAAAGCCTAGAAAATTTTCCACTTCAAGCAATTCTCGCCATTGTGAATGAAACAAATTCACACATAAACCCTTGATATGTGAACCGTCCAGATCCTGATCAGTCATAAAGAGGACGTGTCCATATCGTAATAGTTTCTTTGCGCTTTCCGAATCATAGGATTTATTTGTTTCCAATCCCACAATTTTTTTAATATTTGCAATTTCAGCATTATCATTTACTCTGTTCTGCAATTTATCTTGTGTATTCATTAATTTCCCCTTCAATGGAAATACACCAAAACAGGTTCTATCTTCTTTAGATAACCCTGATACAATTCCTGCTTTGGCCGAATCTCCCTCGCATAAAATTAACGTACATTTATTAGACCTTGAAGTCCCCGCCCAATTAGCATCAATTAATTTTGGAATATTTCTAATTGATTTTGATTTTCTGCCATCGGTTTTCTTTGCTGCTTTTTGGTCTTTAATTTCTGTCAAACTAATGGCTGTTTCCATAACACCCATTTTAATTACTTTATCAATAAATTTTGAACTGATCTCACACCTTGAACCAAATTTAGCTGTCGGTGTATTCATATAGTCTTTGGTTTGACTATCAAATGAAGGATTTTCAACAACACAATTAACAAACAACATAAGTTGTTCTTTAATAGTTGTAGCCTTGACCTTAATTTTTTTTTTCTTTTCAATGTATGTTATTATCTTTCTAACCAATTGATTTAATATATACTCGACATGTTTACCACCTTTTCCAGTATAAACACCATTGACGAAAGATACTTGGGTAAATTCATCAACCGGTGATAAACATACTGCATATTCCCATCGTGCATTGGCTGTTTCAAATACTCTTTGCGTCTCGGATTTTTCACCAATATGCAAATTAATATATTGTTCCAAAGAACGAACCGGAACCATTTGATGATTAAATCTTACTTTTACGGACTTATCTGTTACCGCTGCAATATCAAATGTCCTCTTTTTGAATAAATTAAACATATCATCGGTTATGCCATCCGCACCAAATCGCTGATAATCAGGTAAGAATGATATCTTAACATATGGTTTAGCACTAGCCGCTTTGGTAATTTTTGGTTTTCCCAAAATATCCAAATTATCTTTGAATTCTTGAACATACTTCATTTTTCTAATATGGTCCACGGTTTCAATCCTTGCCCATTTAGAATAAATGAATATCAACTTAACACCAAAACCATTCTTACCACCTACAATTTTCTTTTCTGATTTTTTGTAATTGGTCGAAGTCATCAAATGACCAAATATCATCTCCGGAATCCAAATTTTATGTTCTGGATGCATTGCAATATCAATACCATTGCCATCATTCATAAATGTAATGATACCCGTTTCTTTATCAACTGCAACATCAATCATGGTAACAGGTATTATATTTTTTTGTTTATCTCTGATTTTTTCGCGCAATCTTACAAAATGGTCTCTACAATTTACAATTCCCTCATCGAATATTTTATACAAACCCGGTGTCCAAGTATAATTGTGAAATGTTAATTGACCTTCATTATTAAATGACCAATTTTTAACATCATCCGGTTCAATTGCACCAACATATGTGTCAGGAGCATCTTTGATATGCTCCTTCTGAGTTTTCTTTTGGTAAGTGGTGGATAATTCGGTATTTCCGATTGCAGCCATTATATTATAATGATAATATGCCCTTTTTATATTATTTCAATTTTTAATTCGAACATTCATATCCAATAAATTCCCACATCCCCAACATCCTTGCATTGATTTTTTTAAAATATTTATTCTTCACACCAAGCTTCGTTTAGCAATCTTTCCAAATGTCTTTAACTTCCATTAATCACTTTATCCCTTATAGTAGGATATGTTTTGGATGTTGGGGTAGCTCGCCACTATCTTTTGTTAACGATTCAAAAGATATATCTGATGTTTGACATTTATATATAAAAAATATTAAATGTTTAGGATAAACCGCGTTCAAAAGTTTTTTTCTAATGACAATATATAATGGTAAAAAGACACAGCAAAGGCTCTGATGGCAAATATCACATTAACGGACAAAATTTTGATCAGTTAGTAGGATCGCGTGCTCAGGTTTTCCACGGGACAGCATACAAAACAAGTTCCTCCGCCGCTAAACCTAAAGGCGACGCGCTTACTAAGAAAAATCTTAAACAAAATAAGCACGGGCGTATTGTATCCGCTGCTAAAAGTGCAAAAGGACCCATGATGTTGAAAAGACTTCATAACAAAGGTTATTTCACTCGCAAAGGACACTTTGGAGCAGTTAAAAAAACTGCCAAGGGACACAAATCGTCAAAACGCAAAACCATGGGCAAACGCCATCACAAAGGTCGCCGGCGCAGTAAAAAAACAGGTCGTTATTATGGTGGCAACTAATTCAAAACTCTGACCAATACTTTTTCAACAATTGATTATCTTTAATGTATTCCGAAGGAATTATCTTCGTAATGTATTTTTCAAAATATTTCTTACTCACTGTCCTTTTGGAAGTGGTATCAAGTATTCTTTTGCAATAATCCTGGTATAATTTGTAGATTGATATATCCTCTTCTTGGCAAAAATCATAGTCAACCTTTAGCTGATTTATTATATCTTCCATTTCGGCCTGTTTATCCCATAAATTACATTTTATAGACGTTATAAAATTACCCGTTATTGATGAACCTGCAAAATGTTCTAATAAAAAATGCATTTTCTCTTCATTAATAACCTCTACGTTGGCACCTTTTTCAAGCATCCATTTTAAATATAATGACCATAATTCACTAATTTCAAATTCATCATCGCCTTCTATGATGGTTTCCTTCCAGAAACTTTGAAATGTTTTTACATATGATAATTTGGAACTCGTTACTGTAGAATACAAATCTAAACTTTCATTGTAATTTAGTTGAGCGCTTAATGCTGTTTTTAGATTTTTAATGTATACTGGCATTATGGGAAATCGACATTCTGTACGAATAAAACTCTTCCATAAATAATACATTTCAACCCATTTAATCTCTCCGGAATCGGTTGATGGTTCTAACCACTCCGATATGAATTTATTAATTAATAGTTCGCTATTCGTTTTTGATAAATAACTAATGGAATCGATTGCTTCTGTATGCTGGCAATGTGATTCAATATAATTATTAGCACTTTGAAATTGATTCGAATAATGACATGCTACCGCTATTATATCTAATATATGAGATTTTAAGAAACTATCCCAACAAGAACGAATTTTAACCGAATCATTAAAACTAATTATTTTACAATCTTTAAAAGTTTGATTATGATATTTAAATTTAATAGTATTTATAGGTAAACATTGAGTGCCTAATATACATTGCATATGATCACGTAAGCACGTTAAAAAATCTTTGCTTTCTAATCTCGCAAATTGACAAATTTGAGTAGATTTTTTTAATATATTATCACCCAATAAAGTTAAAAAATATTTAGCTTCAGACTTAGAACGAAATAAGATAGGTGTTAAATGTTGAATAATATATTGAATGGTGCAAGATTCGGGGATACTAGATAACAAACTCTTATCTTCTTTTATTTTTTTAATCACTGAATTTTTGATTTTATGTTTCCACGGAATTAAATGCGGTTTTGTTGAAATATCAGTAAGTAAAATATGCCAAATAGTATCTTCATTTATTAAAACATAATTCTCTCCATTATAGAAAATAAAGAGGTCTGAATGTGGGATATAAAAGTATTGTTGCTCAGGGTTGTTTATAAATTTGTCGATATAAATATTACTTTGTTTTTCTAGATTATGTTTTCTGTTGATTCTTTCTACAAACAAATCTAATGCGTGAGGCAATTGTTTATTCATATATTCTTCCATCTTACATAATACATCAGGCTGGTCCTTATATTTTGTATGGAGCTCATTAATACTATCAATCATATTTTGCAAACTCATATATCTAATATTAGTTATTATGATTTTAAGTGAATTATCATTTAACCATTAGTTTATAAAGACAAATAAGTAGTTAAAGATTCAAGTCAAAAATTAGTATATGACTGATATTAATGTGCTTGAAATAAAAACAGTTCAGATTGCACCATTTCGAACATTAATGACGGCATTGAAGGACATATTATTAGAAACTAATATTGTATTTAAACCTGATGGCATTAGAATTGTAAATATGGATAAATCTCATACTATCTTGGCGCATTTATTTTTAGATGCGGAAAAATTTGAACATTACTATTGTAAATATCCAAAAATAATTATTGGTGTAAATATGTTCCATCTCTTCAAACTTATTAATACCATTGACAATGATGATACTTTAACCATTTATATTGAAGAAAAACAATACAGCGAAGGCGTGGTTGATAATCTCGGGTTGAAATTTGAAAATGGTGATATTAAACAATGTAAAATTCAAAAACTGAAATTAATCGAACCCGAGCAGGAAGAGCTACAAGTTCCAGATGTCCCGTTCTCATCTATTATTACTCTGCCATCAACGGATTTTCAGAAAATTATTCGTGACTTATCCAATATTTCGGAGAGACTAGAAATTAAATCAGTGGGCAGCGAACTAATTTTCAAGTGCGAAGGACCTTTTGCTACTGCAGAAATCAGGCGTTCAGAGTCGGACGGTAATATGGAATTCTTACAGAAACAGAAAGCATCTCATGTTATTCAGGGCGAATTCTCGCTTAAAAATCTAGGTTATTTCATCAAATGTACTAATTTATGCAATACGATTGAGATGTATTTGGAGAATGACCTTCCTCTTATTGTTAAGTACTCTGTTGCTTCTCTTGGAGAGATTAAATTATGTTTAGCAGCTCTTCCTTCTTGTTAATCATCTTTTAGTAACCCTTTTATTAATTCTATTATATAGTTATTATATAATGGAAACTATACCAATTACCACAGTAACCCCACATCAGGAAAAAGAGCCAATTTCTGATAAGATAGTGTGGTTCCAAGCAATAACTAGGGGTTCATTAAGTGCAGTTACAAAAGAGTATTTAAAATGTGTAGAGAAATGTTACAAACTTTATGTCGAAGGAAGAATTGAAAAGAGACCATATTTTCGCAAGAGAACGAAGGGAGAACAACCGAGTATATCACATTCTTTTAAACAGAAAAGGTTTAAAATCTGGAAAAGAAACAATACACTCTTAGAGCATTGTTTGGAAAATTGTAAAAATAAATGGTATACTCAAGTAGTTGATATCATAGGAGAAGAAAATTATAAGTTGAATGAGGATATTTTACAAGAGATATTAGGATTTTTGAAAGTGTCCGAAAAAAAAAGTACAAAAAAAAAGGAAACGAGAAAAGGAGGCAGGAAAACCCGCCGAAAAAAAGGCACTAAACGAAAAAGAAGACGAGGAACTAGAAAGAAGTAAAAAAATATTACTAAGATGAATGAACATTACTATAGAATTCCTGTTTTTATAGCCAAGTTATAATTATTTGGAGAGATTGATAGCTAAATATGAAATTACCATGGCAATACCACAAATAGCAATAACGGTAAATGTTGAAAAATAAAAGCATTTTTTATTTATACAACTATCTGATGGTTCGTGAATATTTCCCTTGCTATAGAATGGTATTCCAAATGTTTCAGTCCAACTGACATCTTTTTCATGTTTATCGAAATCCCAGCACCCGTGTGTTTGATGAGGATGCTGGTTTTCATGCTTTAAAATATCCATTGTGTCAGCAAATATATTTCCAGATGTATCATATCGTTGTTTCATCTTTTTCATATAATTAATATATCTCGTTTTGCTCTTTCTATCCAATGCCCCGAATGGGTCTGTTATTAAATGTGTTAATGTGTTTTTATACTCTGGTCTAGCTAATTTTTCATAGCAACACTCGGAGCAGGATCGCAATCTTAAAGTATCTGCATATGCCATTTCATCGGAAAATAATTGGTCAATGATACTAAATGCAGAACGCAATAATAAAATCTTTTCGTATCCGTAACTTTTTTCAAAATATTCTTGATCTATAAGTTGCTTTATTTTAATAAGATTCTGGTCAGTTAAAGAAACACCATTATCTATCATATTATTATGCTGACACTTAAGAAATTTGATTTGATTAATCCGGTCGCGTATAAATGTTACATAGTGCTTACGCAAACCTTCTATTTTTTTAATAACTGAAAATATATTAATATTATATGCTATTTTATATCGGTATCGAATAACGCGAGGTACAATAAACTGATTTGTTTCTTTGATTTCTTTGATTTTAGTTTCTATTTCTTCAAGAGTATTTCGGATTTTGGCACCAACTTCTATCAATTGGAGTTTTTCTCTTTCTTTGGGGGTACCCTTTTTATCAAAACCAGTCATATCTGTAAACAGTAACAATGAACCAGAGGCAAATTCACATATGGATTGTAACTTATCATATTGATGAGCGGATGTTTTATGAGCCTGGGATTGGGCATCTAATTTCAAATAACTAACTACGGCAAGAAGAAATGATATTCCCGCATTAAGCGAGGCTAAAAAAGTGCCTCCCCAGTCTGCCCCTTTTAAAGCCGCAGCACATACGGATGCGCCAGCGGATATAAATATAGAGGGGAACATTAATTTATTTAACCTTGTTTGACAATAGGATTCTGCTTCCATATAGATAATTTTTTGACCTTTCACATAACTAGCTAAAATATCCATCGCGGAAGAGAAATATTCATTGTAACTATGATAAATTTCACCTAATTCGATTTCGACTTCTTGAAAACTAACTTTTGCGGAATTAAAACAAAATTTACCCTGTCTGTCTATGGGTTGGTTTTCTTCTTCATTTTTCTTTTTTTTATATTTTTTCAAAGCAGTTAACATTACTTTATGTCGTTTCATATGTGTTGTTTGGTATGTTTTTCTACTATTAGAAGTGGTTGGGAATAAACCCGCCATTTTAGTTGTTACTAAAAGCTGCTCTGGTTTAGATGTGTTTAATTTGTTATTACCACTTACATCTATTATCGTATCATCGTCCAAATAAGATAAATCTAAATCACTAGTATCAATAACGGGTGAGTCGGTTGATATATTATTAGATATATCATTAATCTCAATTTCCATTTGGCTCATAATATAAAAAAGGTTATTATATTATGAATATTTACGAAATTCTTTTAGTATCAACTTCGGCACTAATCATATAAATTGAGTTTTCCGTGATAATAATATATTCGGACTCCACTTTATATATTTTAGAAATAGGGCTTGTATATTCATCTTCGCTTTTAACTAACAGCTTCTCTCCAGAATCTCTTACGCCAATTAGAACGTCTTTATCTAACGAACCCGTCCAATAGTCAAACATAATAGGTTTGTCTTCTACAATAGATAATTTGGCACAATGTTGCAAAGTTGTTTGATGAGGTAATCTATAATTATTTTCCTTTTCGGCTGACACAACACTTTCTTCGGACATTATAACTTAAAGGTCTTTATAATCTTTAAATACTTATTTCATTCAAAATAAATAAATAAGTTTTGTGCGTGATTTTAAAATGAGATTTTAGTATATATGGCTGAAAAGTTGATTATTAGTAATACGGATAATTACAACAAGAATTTCGAATTCTCTGATACAAAGACCTATGTGGGAAGATATGTCGAACTTATTAACGAATATATGTTATACGTGGTGGAAAATATGATTATTCAAGATGATGCTTATTTATTATTTTTAATACAACGAGGCGTTGAAACAATAATGCATAGTTTTAAATTTTTGTTAATGTATACAAAGAATTTAGAATTAACAGTTTTTCAATGCAAGAAAGCTTTATATTATTATATTGAATTTATAGGACAAATCAGCGATGTTTCCTTACAACATACATATTTGCAATTAAATTCCAAAGACGCCACTTTATTTGTGTATAAGAAGACAATATATGATATTAATAATGTATACAGAAAAACATTTATTCAATCCAACAATGATAAACAATTTTTGAATAGTATTTCTAATATTATTGTATTATTTAATGCGACACTGTTTCATTTATTACAAAAAGATAGATTAAAATATTCTAAAAAGGAAAGTATCATACATTTTGCTATTGACCGCGCAACCTCAATAACAGATAAATTATTTAATAAAAAAAATTACTTTTTAACTGATAGAAAAACGGAATTGTGTTTATTTGTTTTTCGAATTTTTCAAACCTACGATATAGATACCATTAAATATAGTAATATTTGTGAAATTTTTATTAAAAAACTTCGAAAATATGCAGAAAATGAGATACCCGATGTTCAAATATTATTGAAAGAAAAATTATATAATAATACATCTATTAATAATCTGCAAGAAATGTCTGCTTTAAGATATATTAACTGGATTCTACATCCATTATAATTATTTTCTTTCTTCTCTTTTTTTTCTTCTCTGGTTTTTTAAGCGGTTTCGCAGTTTCTATTCGAAAATCTTTAAAGTCTTCCTTCAATATAGTTTTTAAGAAGTTGTAGACTATATGTAAGGTAGGAATAGAACAATGACCAACAATTAACACACTCCCGGTCCTAAATACCATGAAAGAAATTTCTAAACATTGATTTTCTCCTTTGCCGCTGCCTTTTTTACTGCAACGTTTTTCACACGAACAAACTCCGTTTTGTATATTTTTCATTGAATTGTAATAAAATTTTACTTGAATTCCTGGATACGAACAAGGATCATAATTTACATGAAGATGGTACTTGTATTTTAACACACTAGATAATTTATCCCTGTCTATATAATAGTTACAAGTAAAATTCGAATTTATTAGAACTGTATCAATGTCATCCTTGTTATATGCGAGAGGCTTTAAACATAATGGGTTTAACATTGCAATTAAGGCGTCTAAAGCTAGAAATAGAAAGTCGTCTGATTGAATACCCGGGATTTCAAGTTTTCCAGTATTAAATACTTTAATATGCACTTCCTTAAATACCCCATTATAGGGGATACGCATGATTACCACAAAACAATTATAAAATGCACCTTTTACTTTGGTTCTGTAACTGATAAGGTCTTTTTTTGATATACCAACATTTATTTTTCGCACATCTTTGTATAAAATTTTACGGGCGGTGGGATTGTCAATAAATTTAATAGTATTTATTACGACCATATCAGTATGCTTGATTTTTTCATCAAGTTGCACACTCTCAGTTTTAGTATCACAACTTAATTTTATTTGTTTTTTAATAACACCACAACAAGCACTTTGATATGAAATAATCGGAATATCCCAAAATACACTTTTTAAATCTATTTCTTGGTTTAAATGACCTATTTTTGTCTGTGTCGAGATATAAATCTCCGTTACTTTAGGAATAAAAGTTTCATTGCCATGTATAATTTCATTCTTTGAGTCTTGTAGGGTATCACCGTTTAAGAAATTTTCCCATTCTTGGTCAGCGCTTAAAATTGACATTAATATTTTTAAACTAATCTCTTTAAGTTAACTCTTAATTCAATTTATTTTCTAAGTATTAATAAAATGGAACAATGTCAAAAACGTACAGTTTTGTCAAATGATATTTGTCGTAAGAAAAAAACAAAATTATTAGATAGTATTCAAAATGAGTACTGTTTAAAAAGAAACCAATTTTATCCCGAACAACCATCCCCTAATTTATTTTGCAATAGATTGGAGATACGTATGAAGGCTTATTATAATAATTTATATAATTCTTTCAAATTATAAATAGCATAAGGAATTAAATAATCAGCATTTGTAATCTCACTATGTATTATAAATTTAAATACCGAAATCCATTTTGGTATCAACGCATATGGTTTCGTTTTTATTAAATAATTTATAAAGTCTTGTAAAATATCAACGCTTTCCACATTATATTTTACACTAATTTCATTAAAATAGGGTATAATATCTTTAGCATCAACATTTTTGAGTTTATTTATTATGGATTCCCATACATCATTGGTTATATGTGTGTGTGATGTGGATGTTGCGAATTCTTTATGATTCGCTTGAATATAATTTATCATACTACGAATGTCGGATTTAAATGAATCTTGAATTGAATATAATTGTGTATCATTAATTTTCAATTCTTCTTCATTTATAATTTTCTTTAAAAACATAGATATATCTCCTGCTGGCAATTGGCAAAATCTTAAACGAATGAATTCATTTTGCAAAGCAGTATCAATGCGACTAATATAATTACAGATTAAACAAAAACGAACATTTACAGAATATTTTTGTATCAAATACCGTAAAGCTTGTTGAGCATTTTTAGTCATATAATCAACCTCGTCTAATATAACAAATTTTAAACCCTTACCAAATAATGTTTTGGTATGCACAAATTGATAGATTTGATTTCTAATAATCTCAATACCTCTATCATCAGACGCATTTAAATGTATTTTAAAGCCCTTGTTTGTTTGATCATATTTTTGTTGATATGCATTAATTAAATTAATAATAGTAGTCGTTTTGCCTGTCCCAGGTGGACCATAAAATAATAAATTTGGAAAATAATTCTTTGTTAATATATTATTTAAAATTTTCTTATTGGTATCATCTAATACCACATCACTAAGTGAATTAGGTCTATATTTTTCAACCCATGGAGAGAATGCATTCATATGATTAAATATTATACTTTATATTTAATATAAGAATAAATAAATTGATATACTAAATGGCTAATATTATAATACCAACAACAATGAGTCAACCTACTGCATACCTTAAAGTAATAATTGGTCCAATGTGGTCTGGGAAAAGCACAGAAGTTATTAATATTTATAAACACAACTGTATAGCTCAGATTTCAACTTTGGTTGTAAATTACGATGAAGACCAAAGATATCATGAACAAAAATTATCAACCCACGATAAAACAATGATACCTTGTAAACGATTTAATAAATTGTCCGACTTAGTGAAATACAAGGACCTCAGCAAATTCAAGTGTGTTGTTATTGATGAAGCACAGTTTTTCGAAGATTTAAAAGAATCAGTTGAAATATTACTTTCTATGAATAAATTTGTTTATGTCTGTGGACTTGATGGGGATTTTCAAATGAAAAAATTCGGATATGTTCTCGATATTATACCTATCGCCGACGAAGTTATTAAAAAACAAGCTCTCTGCGCTATATGCCGAAATGGTAAAAAAGCATCGTTCACAAAAAGATTATTGAAGGAAGGACACACGGACACCACGCAAAAACTTATAGGAACTAATAATTATATTCCCGTATGTAGAGAATGTCACCAGTTTTAATTAGGTCATCAAAAAAGATATAAAAAAACTACTTAAATTCAAATACTTTTTGTGTGTATAAAATGAACCCTAAAAAACGCGGAAGGAAACCTAAAAAAACTGAACCAGTTGACGAGCCTAAGAAAGTGCATAAAAAACGCGGCAGAAAACCAAAAGGTGGAAAGATTATTAAAAAAATCAATGAAAAAATTAACCCAGACGAACTTAAAAAACCCAATATTATATTATAATTAAAGTGTTCTAGTAAAGACTTACAAGAACATGGCGTTGAATCCAAACAAAATAATATCAAATCATATACTCTTACTAATAATAAACAAAACTCTATTAATTATGAACAATACAATAATATTTCATATGTTGCTCCACCAAAAACCGATTCTATGTCTTGCGAAGATGATGAAGATACGGATATTAAAGAAATCTGGGAAAAATTAAGAATTTTAAAACTAAAATTGCATTTTAACGAAGTATCAGATAAACGGTCTCATTGTTTTTGGTGCACTTGCTCATTTGATAATCCACCTGTATTTATACCAAAACAAGAAAGGAATGAAATGATAGAAGTTTATGGGTGTTTTTGTAGTCCCGAATGCGCAGTCGCTTATTTGAAAACAGAACCCATTGACTGTTCTGTTCTTTGGGAGAGATATGCTTTATTAAATAATATTTATAGTAAAATCTATAATTATGAAAAAAATATCAAACCCGCTCCCAACCCTTATTATACTCTAGATAAGTATTATGGAAATCTCACCATACAAGAATATCGTAAATTACTAAGCAAAGATAGATTACTATTAGTAGTTGAAAAACCCTTAACAAAGATTTTGCCAGAATTGTATGAAGAAAATAATGAACTTCCAAATATATTTGATGATATTTTAAGCACCAATACGCGACAACGCCCCAAATACCGATTAAAGCGAAAACATGCAAGCAACAGTAAATTAGACAGTCTTTCTAATAATTTTGGATTATGTAATTAAATTTAATATAAGTATGTTAAATTTAATTATTTTCCTTCGATTCTTTTTGTAATTTATTCATATAAGCTATATACGCCGCTTTTTTTTGCTCAAGTTGTTCAGCATCACGTTTTCGTTGGAGTTGTTGCTTGTTCACATCGTCCATAAAATTTCTTATTTCTCCATATATCATTTGATTCTTGGATGAGGATGTCGGAGTTTTTAGTTTATCTTGAAAATTGGGATTCATATACTCTTTAATTACATGTAAATAATTATTCTTCCAGTCTTCTAATTTTATTCTTGCAACTTCCTCTGTATAATCTGTTTGTCGCATTATAAGTTCAATCATAGCCTGTCTTCTAGTTTCAATTTGCATTGCTTCAGCACGTCGTTTTATAAGTTCCTCGCCACTTATATCCATTGTATTTGTTTCACTTGAATCTTTTTTAACTTCGCTCATTTAATTAATAAAAATAACATTTTTCTAAATCGTATTAAACATTTATTTTAATATTGTTATTAAATGGAAAATACTACTGAACAAATGAATTCAACAATGAGTGTACATAACGCTGTGACCGAAATTACCACTATTATATCACAACACTTAACTAAAGTATTCGACCAAGTAGCAAGTGAAAAAAATGACATATCTCAAAATTTAAAAATTTTAAACCAACTTTCTTTTGTGGTAAAATTACGAAAGGAAAACCAAGACTTAAAACAACAATTAAACGATATTAGTAGAAAATATAAATCTTGTTTGGAACAACTTATTACAATAAAAGGTGCAAAAAAAGTAACAATGGAAATTACAGAATTAGAGTCTATTTACAATATCCCTTCGCGTGCCGAAATCGAATCTACTATTAAAAATACACAATATAATTCTTTATGGGACCTACGCAATTCAGACGACGAAATTGAGTCAGATGATTCAGATGCACAAATGATATCGGGGTCATCTGGTTTAAAATTCGGCAATATTAATAAATTAGATTCTGAATCTTCTTTGAAACTTAAAAAACTGAGAGAAGACCCTAAAAATAAAGATTCATCTGCAGAGGAAATTAAAACTGCCGTTAATCAATGGAAATTGTTTTATAAAGATAATATCTTAATGAATTGTAATAAATCGGAGAAAGACACGATTAATGATATTATGGACTCAGCCGCAGGTCTTAAAGGCTGGAGTGAATCATATTGCAACACAGATGGAGAAAAAAAAGATGAAGATGACGAAGAGGAAGGCGACGAAGATGAAGGCGACGAAGATGAAGGTGACGAAGAGGAAGGCGACGAAGATGAAGGCGACGAAGATGAAGGCGACGAAGATGAAGGTGACGAAGAGGAAGGCGACGAAGAGGAAGGCGACGAAGATGAAGAAGAAGATGAAGGCGACGAAGATGAAGAAGAAGATGAAGGCGACGAAGATGAAGAAGAAGACGAAGATGAAGACGAAGAAGAAGTCGAAGAAGAAGACGAAGATGATGAAGAAGTCGAAGAAAAAGTCGAAGAAAAAGTCGAAGAAAAAGTCGAAGATGAAGACGAAGATGAAGACTAAGATGAAGACGAAGATGAAGAACTAGAAGTGGAAGAATTTAAATTTGAAAACAAAACATATTATACTGATGACGCTCAAAATGGTAATTTGTTCGAATGTCTAGAAGATGGTGAGATTGGCGATATTGTGGGTAATTTAGAAAATGGCTCTGTGTTTTTTTCCTAATATAATATAAATGGTTCTAACACAAATCTGTCCGCCCGCATTAATATATTTAATTTTTTCCATTACCCAAGTATCCGTTGATACGGTTCAAGGATCATATAATACCGCATTAGTTAAAATTTGGGTAGCTTTTGTATTTACTGTTCTATTAAACTATCTATGTATGAGTGGTTTAGATGTTGTATCATGGTTGATAGTATTTATCCCATTTATCTTAATGACCGTTATAGTCAGTATGTTGTTATTTATGTTTGGATTAGACCCAACGACTGGTAAATTAGCCGTTGCATATGATAAAACTGCGAACGAACAACCCGATGTTAGAACTCGAGCAAGAGAAGACCGAAGACGACGACACAAACTAGATAGATTCTCCAATGAACAATATGCTAGATGGAGAAAATATAACGAAGCTCAAGGAATTAACACTGGGTATGACCAGTCTAATATTTCGACTGACCAAAAAAAGGTATTGGATGATGCTGTTTCAGCAAGGGCTGGGCTAGAGTGCGATCCATTACATTCTGATTGCCCAAAAAAAGCAATTAGTCAAGTAACTATTTAAAATAATAATAAATTACATAACTAATAATGTTTAGTGAAATCGTTAATTATATTGTAATTCCTACTTTACTATCAGCAAGTGCTTTGGGTGCTTATTATGTTTGGAATCCGGAGGATAGTAAAAAACTAATGTCAAGTATAGCTTGGTATGGAGTAAATATGTATTCACGCGCTTCTATTTATTATGAAACTTTTGTAAAATATGATTTATCAGATAATGAAGAAGATGATTTTGATGAAGAAGAAGAATTATTATATTATAACAGTGAAAGTCAACTTATAGTTTCACTAGGAACAGATTATAAAACTATGCCTGATGAATGGTGGAATGATAGCAAAAACAATATAGATTTATTAATATTTAAAAAATCTTTAGGTGACAGTATAAAATACAAGATTTTTAATACGCATAAAGAGTTAATGAAATCAGATAATGTTTGGGATACATTGGAGAAACAATTCGTACAAGTGGAATTGGAGCAAAATGGTGCAGTTATTGATATTCATAAACATCTGGACCCCTTTTACACAGTAGGAAACCGTATTTTATCGAAATCATTCTTGAAGTGGTATTTGAAGTCATGGTATAATACTGAATTATGCGATAAATATACGCTTAAAATCTTTGATAAAGATGTTAATTTATTTAGTATAGGACCAGAATCTTATATATTACTTGGCGATGAGAAATATTCTATTATTGACACAACTGAAGAAGAAGAAACTACCAATAGTGATGCTAATTATGAAGGTGCCACTAATGAATAATTAATTTAAAACATATATAAAAATTGATTAATATATATATATATAATGGATACTTCAGGAACTATGGAAATTATGGCAACTTCTTCAGAAGTAACACACCCATTGTATGATAAATGGGTTCTATGGGCTCATTTACCACATGACACAGATTGGTCTATTAAAAGTTACAAAAAAATTATGACCGTTAAGAGCATTGAAGAAATGGTGGCTTTATATTCAGCAATTCCTGAAAAATTAATTAAAAACTGCATGATGTTCGTAATGAGAGAAGGGATAAAGCCAATGTGGGAAGATCCATTAAACAGCAAAGGAGGTTGCTTTTCCTTCAAAGTTCCGAATAAAGTTGTGACCCAAGTATGGTCTCAATTAAGTTATATTTTAGTAGGAGAAACACTCACAAATGACTCGCGTTTATGGAAGTTAATCAACGGTATTACCATTTCACCCAAAAAGTCATTTTGTATTATTAAAATATGGCTGAAAAATTGCACTATGCAAAATCCCGCACAGTTATCCAGTGTTCAGGGATTGAGCATTCATGGTTGTTTGTTCAAACGCCATAAACCCGAATTTTAATTATATATATTTATTGAAAACGCGAGAATTCGTAAACTCAAAACAAAATATTTATAATATTGTATGACATAGAGACTAAAACATATTAGAACACCTAGAACAGTGGTAGTAAAATCTTATATATATGTAATGATACATATTAAAGAATAACGTATTTATTGTGTAATAAAAATATTGAATGAGAATATTCCTAACACAATCCGGTGTAGATACTTTTTTATTATTTAAACATTTATTACCATTCAATTCGTCAAAAAGGTGGTTTTTCGATAAACAGCAATTAATCAATCAAATGAATAATTGGAATACGAGTTTACCATGGATAAAACCTTTTTATGCATTAAAATCAAATAATTCAAGTAACATTTTAAAAACCATGACCGACAAGCGTTTCATACATAAAATAGGTCTTGACGCAGCATCTATGAATGAAATATTATTAGCAAAAAAATATGTAAAAACCACTGATATTATTTACACAAATCCACATATTATTCCACATGAGGGTGATAAATTATGTGACTTATTAAAAGGTATACGATTTAAAATAGTCGATAGTGTCTGCGAATTAGAGAATATTATAAATTTTGATATAACTAATGATATATTATTAAGAGTTAATAGTCACGTTGATACTGCCGATTGTAAATTTGACAGCAAATTTGGTGTTAATATAGAAACAGCATATAAACTTGTTCAGATGGCTAATAATAATAATATTAAAATAAGAGGATTGTCTTTCCATATCGGTTCTGGTGGAAATCATTCGCGGTATGATGCTTATAAAAAGGCATTTAACAAAGCCGCGCCTTTATTGAATCATTTGCAGCAATATAGCAATGAAAAAATAATTTTAGATATTGGTGGAGGGTTAAAGAGTGATACAGATTTAACGCATGTGTTGGGATGGACAAAGGATTTACCCTACGAAATTATAGCAGAACCTGGAAGGTATTATTCCGAACCATCTTATCACCTAGCAACGCAAATTATGTCTATTACTGAACGTGGCGTTTTTATAGATAATGGTGTATACCATGAACTCAATGTATATCATAGAGATAACTGGAAGTTTCCATTATTAACGCATTATTATGATATTAAAACAAATAAAATACAAAAAATCGATAATCATTTAAATATTAATATTTTTGGACCAACATGCGACTCGTATGACATGATAAAAAACTGCATGTTTCCAACAAATATTAATAAAGGAGACTGGATTTTTTTAAATAATATGGGGGCGTATTCTTCTTCTGGTAAATGCGATTTTAATGGCATAGTTGGAGCTTCCAATCATTAGAAATACTTTATAAAGTTATTTGGACTTGGAAAGCGTTTGTAGATACTCTCTTGACAGAATTTATTATAACTATTTTTCATTTACAACCAGAATTTAATTATTTTAGCATTATTATATATATGACAAGTTTATTAACTAAATTAAATCCTAAAAATATCAACTGGCATAAATCGCCACACAAAGTTACACCCAAGATAAGCGCCGGGAATGATGCAAAAATAGACGAATTAGAGACCGAACAAAAACGATTAGAATCAAATTTGAAAAGAGGTGTTTATAAGGATAGCGATGATTTTCATCTAGCTTGGGATGCGCAAAACCGGTCTTTTCAAAGAATATTAAACCATCGAGATAGATGGGATGAGATTAAATCAACTCACCCAATTGTGAATGAACAAAGAGAAAAAGAAAAGAATAGGTTTATGGGTAAGGCAATAGCAATTCAAAAAAAATATGAGAATGTTATAAGTAATCAGGCAGAAAAACAAGGAGTGTGTGGATATCTTTCAAAGGAACCATGTAGTAAAGGCAAAGATTGTTATTGGTTTGACAAGATACCAGAGTCGTCTTGGGTCGACAAATCGGTGGCAAAAGAGGCAGGATGTTATTCAAAAAAAGAACCGAGAAAGAATTGGGGTAAAATGAAACCTACAAAAAGAAGTAAACCTACAACTTTAAGTACTATACAAGAAAACCCTTTAGCGGCAATGCAACATAAACAGAAGCATAACGAAGAAAAAAAGGAAACAAAACAAACGCTATCATCCAGCTATCCCGATAGATTGGAGGGAGGAAAAAAGAAAACGAAAAGAAGAAAACGAAGAAAAAGAAAATCGAGTCGTAAGAAAAGAAAAACAAAAAGAAAGCGTAGAAAAAGAAAAACTCGCAAGAAAAAAAAACAAAAAGGAGGTTCTTGTTATAACAACACTAACTGTTTTTTTATAAAAGGACACGGAACATCAAATAGAAACAAATTTACAGTACCAGCAAATATTGAGGTAAATTTTTATGCTCCCAAAGGACAGCTTGCTCCGGCATTTTATAATGATATAAGAGACGCATGTTATGATATTGATTTAAAAGAAGGAGGTCCATGTGAGAGGATATCAGCAGGATATGATTGCCCTGATTATAGAATTACAAATTTTAAAGGTGCAAAACAAACATCCGAATCATCGTTTTATGCGGCACCAAATGCTGGTTTATACACTTGTCCTCCTTTTTATGAAAATGCTCCAACCGGATACAAGGGAGCTGAATTGATAGCCCCCATTTCTGATAATGGAACAACACTTAGTGAAATTGTAATGTATGTCAGTCAACATAATTCGGGAACCAACAATGTTATTAATTGTAATTTCTGTAGAGGAACAAAGGGGAGTTATTCAAACCAATTTTTCAATAGTATTCCTGTCGATACTCCTGGAACACCAGGAGGAACAGGTGCTACCGGAAGATTTTCTCAACAACATAATAAAAATATGCAGAATCAGTACCAAACAAATATGAATCAACAATGGGGATCGAACTTATAAAAAATTGAATTATTAAAATTTAATTTTTTAACAGGAATCAAACCATAATGACAGAACAATATTCATATCACACACTCAATAGTTTACTAGTGTATTGTTGTTTAGCATATTTGCTTTGCTTTGCAACTTTTCATCTTGTGCGTAGTATTAATTATCATATTGGCAACGATGGAACATTTATTTTATCACTTATAGTATCTCTGCTAATTGTTTACACTGTTCTTCAGTGATAGTTTCAGGGTATTTAATATTAAAACATATGAGTAAATTTCCAACTAGGGGAGATGCTGGATGAGCGCGCGTTCTTTTCATTCCCATATTCGCAACTTCTTTAACAAAATCAGGGGTCACCACCTTTCCTGGCTTATTATTAATCGTATATGTCTTTCCTGATAAATGTTTAAAATCAAATTGGAAACCAATAAGCGCTTCCTTTAATGTTATATTTTTTGTTAATAAAATATCTAAACCATCGCGAACAAATTCTGTGTTATTTATCACTTTTATAAACAACTTAATATCGCCTATATTTGTATCACTTATCATATTTCCTCTATTTCGCAAAATAATTATTTCACTATCGTCTATACCAGCTTTTATATCCACATATATAGTCTCGTGTTCTATTTTTTTTACATTTTCCTCCATAACCCATTTTTCTATTTTGAGAGGATAATTAAGACCAGTATATGCCTGTTCTAAGGTTATTTCTAGTGATTTAACTATGGGTGTAGGTTTATTCATATTGGGCATATTAACAGGTCTCCCATTATGAAAGACTCTTACTTGTGGCATACCCATGCCACCTCCCATACCAGGGAAGGGAAAAGGTATTCCTCCACCAAACATCATATTTAAAATATCTTCTGGATTACCCATCATTCCACCGGGCATACCACCGGGCATACCACCCGACATAGCACCAAACATTGGATTATTTTTTTGCATATCGTACATTCTCTTCTTTTCATCGTCTCCTAGAGTATGATAGGCTGCATTTATTTTTTTCATATCTTCTGGGTTTCCTCCCCTATCGGGATGATTTTTAATTGATAATTTCCGATATGCCTTTTTAATTTCGCCAGAATTACTTGTTTTATCAATGCCAAGTATTTCATAATAATCTTCCATTTCTATAATCTTTTAATATAAACTTAAATAGTTATTAACGAATTATTATTATCAGATGGAATTGCCTTTTCTTAAAAAATACCAACCCCAAAGATATGAAGAATTTGTTATTGAAAAGGATTATATTCATTTACTTAAAACATTGATTAATATGGATAACTTAAATATTCTTCTAATTGGAGATTCTGGTACAGGAAAAACATCTCTAATAGAAGCAACCATACGTGAATATTATGAGATAGATAATATTCCTAAAAATAATGTATTGTATATAAATAATCTACAAGAACAAGGAATATCATATTATCGCAACGAAGTTAAAACATTTTGTCAAACATCGTCTGGTATACACGGTAAGAAAAAATTTATTATATTGGATGATATTGATATTGTAAACGAACAAAGCCAGCAGGTTTTTCGAAACTGTATTGATAAATATAGCCATAAAGTACATTTTTTAGCATCTTGTTGTAATATTCAAAAAACAATAGAAAGTATACAATCTCGATGTACTTTAATAAAACTCAAACAAAATGAAACACAATTATTATCACAAGTTATCAAAAGAATTAAAACCAAAGAAAATATTGATATTTCTCCACAAGCAGAAATTTTTATAATGAATATATGCAATAATTCTATAAGGTTATTAATTAATTATTTGGAAAAATTTAGTCTATTAGATGAACCAATAACTTTGAATATTGCCAAAAAAATTTGCACAAATATAAGCTATTATGATTTCGAACGATATACTAATGCATGGTATGTAAATAAATCTTTACCAGAAGGAATAGCAATTATCTATAATATTTTTGATAAAGGATATTCTGTTATGGATATTTTAGATAGTTATTTCCAATTTATAAAAATATGTAATATTATCGACGAAAACAATAAATACAAAATTATACACAATATTTGCCAATATATATCCTATTTTCACACTTTACATGAACATGAAATTGAATTGGTTTTTTTTACTGACCAGCTAATTCGTAATGTCAATGACAATTAAAATATTAAAGAATTATATATGTCAAACCAGATATTTAAAACATCACCCCCAATAGTAATATTATTTGATTTTTTAGGCGATGTATGTGAAAAACAGAAAAATAAATATGTATTTTCAAAATCCAGTTTTAAAAAGGCACTAATAGAAAATAAACTTGAATCTTTTTACGATAAATTAAAACCCCATTACTATCAATCCAAATTATTTTATATTACACGAGATATGATATACAAAAATTTCATTACCTTAATCCGACAAATTTGTAAACATCATCATATTGCATTTACATCTGTAATGAAATATAATAAATCAAAGTATGAAATCATATATTCTATTTTTATCCCTGAGCAATTAATAGTTGTTTAGCTGCTATTGTATCACAATCACGTAATTGTTGTTGTGATAACCGAGCAAACCATTCATATTTAGTTCTTTTTAAAATTTCATCACCAGGTATATAAATTGCATACTTATTTGGATCGAATTTAATAAATGTATTACCCATTAATCTATCAATCCCTACCTCTTTGCCTTCTTTATCTTTAACACCAAATAATTTACCACCTATCACAGATATATCATTATTATTGTATAACCAACGGTTTGCTTGTCCTAGGAAATCACTTTCATTAGTATAATCCGTGCTCACCAAACCTTCTAAATAAGTTACAAATTGACCCATAGCAGCACTATTTTTTTTACAACCTAAAATTTTAGTTGTTGGAAACATAGTCGAAATATCAGCGTTACTTCCACGATTAATCATATTTACACTGAAACAATCGCTCGTTTTTAATCCTCCGTTATACAATGGATTTAAATCTTTACAAACAATAGTTGAATTTGGAAGTAACAATCCACCGAAAGAATGCAATAATTTAGATAGAGCAAGCATTCTCATATGTTCTTTTATGGGATTAGCCAATTTATCCATGTCAATCCTCCACCCCTTTAACAGTTTTTCAAATGAATAATCATCAATTAAAACAATATTGAAAGATTTGGAACAGTATTTAACCACCGTTTCAACACAAGCTACTTTATATGGCTGATTTAATAATCTCGTATTCCTTGACCCAAAACTAGGCCAATATCTATTATTTATAGGATGAGCTGTATGAATCCACAGAATCGGTTTATCTCCTAATCCTGGACCCCCATTGAGTAAAAATTTGCGCACCATATCATATTTGTCTAATTCCTCATCGGGTACATATTTCAACTTATATTTTTCATATAAATAACCAAGTGCTGTTAAAATTATAAATATACTGAAATAACGAAACATTATATATATATAGTAAACTTAAATATTTTTAGCTATCCCTTTAATCTTTGTAAGTTAGACCACCATTTCTCATTACTTTTTTCCAATTCTTCATCTCTTTTCAAGATTTTAAAAGCTCGTCTAGAATGAATTTGACCTTCGTTTTTTTCTCTTTCTGCTAAATACTGCTGTGATTGTTGTAAAGAAGGAGGAACGAAGTCTTGTGAATCTCGATGTTTCTTATATGTCTCTAGACTACTGAATTTTTCTTTATTTAAAAAATCTTGATGAGTCACTGGTATAACAGTCTCCGTATGAGCTTTTTTAAAATCTTCATAAGGTAATTTACTAAATAATCCAGAAGAATAATTAGTTACTTTTTCTCTAACTAAATTATACCCACCATCCACCACCCCCATTTCTCTAACGCCTTGGTGTTTTACCAAATCTTTACCCTCTTTTTTTTTTGCTTCAAATACCCTCCCAAAATCACTTAGTGCCACTTTTTTATTATCGTCATCCACTTTATTATTTTTTATCCAAGAATTATATCCACTATCATCCTCCTCATCTTTTACTTTTACTGTTTCAAACATTTTATTAAACCATTGATTGAATTCCTGGATGCTTTTACCATTTAGAGAATGCAACAATACAGCTTTATCGGCAGGCGTATCTGTTTCCGTTGCATTATAAATAGTATCGTACTTTGACTTTTTTCGCTGTTGTCTAAAGTAAAATACTTTCTCTACTATTTTATAAGCTTTCATATAAAACCTAAAATAATCTCCAGATAACTTGGACTTATCAGGGTGCAATTTTAAAGCTACTCTATATGCCTTTTTAAGTTCGTCTTCTACGAAATTATATTGCAACTTGAATAAATTTAAAATATCTTCCAATTCATAATTTTCTATGTCTAAATCAAATTCATCATTCATATAGAAAATTATGATTATTATATTGTTTAATTCACGAAGACGCTCGTCCCTTTGTTTTTTTAAAGAAAGAAATAATATTGTCCGTTTTAGAGCCAATTACACTATCCATTGGTGCACCATTGATAAAATTATGCATAGTTGGAACTGATTTAATTTTCATAGCACTAGAAATATCACGCGCTTTGTCTATATCTACAATTATCATAGAAACATTATCAGGCATCTCATTAAATAATTTATTTACTAATGGGGTAGACCGTTTACATGGACCACACCAAGTAGCAGTAAATTTCATAATTACAACTTGATGGGTCTTAACATATTCCATAACTTCTTCTCGCGTTGTTAATTCTACAATCTCTCCAGGCATTTAATTAATACTAGAAAGATATTCTTTCTATTTTTGCGAATTGCTAAACAATTCTTTCAAATCGTCAATATCAATAGGAGGAAGTTCAGCGTGACTTTCCCAAAAATACTTACAAAAAGCCCAATGGATTTTACAACTAACAGGATAATTATCCTTTCTCTCACTCATTAATTTTTCATAAAATGCCGAGGGAAGAAGTTTCAAACTAGGTCTTGGTAATACATAAGCCAACTGGACCTCTGGTAAAATTGGTTTTGAATCGTTTTCCTCTATCATTGTTGTGTCCCAGGAAGGAATATATTTAACTAAATCTTTCCATAATGGAGGATAATCATATTTATAACACCATGTCCAGCTTGAACATTTCGTGGTATAATATTTCATAGTCCATTCTAGACCTTCCAAATAATTCATACATATTTTCTTTCTCCAATAGTCGTTAATATCAATATTAAACAGCGCTTTATAATATCTATCTTCCCATCCATATCTCTCCGGATCAATAAATTTTTCAACCGACCTTTCTTTTGTAGGAATGTTATCCAATCTCTTCATTTTATCATCTATTGTCTTATTTGGATAAAATCGTTTTTCCCAACGATTTCTTAATTTATATTCGTCTATGAGATTTGCTTTTTCAGATTCCGCCAAGTATTCCGCAAATATTTTAACATTTGACCAATAAATAGTTTTTCCATTGGTAAGATTTTTATCCGTCTTTCCAAATAAATTTTTATATGCAGCCAATACTTTATGGATTCCCCCTGTTCTTATATTCACCGATGGAAAATGTGGCATAAAATCATTGCCTAGAAAAAAACACAAAAATATATAATCATATAATCTATTTGTTTCTTGTATTTTGGAATGTTTTCCAAACCCATTCATGTCCTGACGGATAGTTTGAGCCAACTTAGGAATATCCAAAAAATAAGGTTCGTTCGGTTCTAAATCTTGATTTAATGATTTTATGAATTCAGGAGTTTCTCTGTACAAATAAATTTGTTTGGAAATGGGAAGATGATTTAATGCAAGCATAATAAGATCCGCGTCCAATCCATATATCATTGATACTTCTTGAGCAGCTTTATTGTCTCGAATATATCCAAATAATTTATGTTCACCTTCGCCCGGTTCATCGCTTGTGGAAACTATAAAGGTTTTGATATTATATTTTTTTTCCTTGTTATGGTAGTAATGTTTTGTATAGTTTGCTAATTTTTCCATAAAATTAGTACCCGGAGTAATAGCTGTTTTATCCCATTTATCCGGCTGCTTTTCAAACTCATTTTTTAAAAATGTTAATAGATATGACTTATAACGGCGATTTCGTTGTTGTTCTAATTTTGCCACTGGGGCAACACCATCAAAAGCAATAAATACTAACTTTGTAGGTTTGATAATTTTGATATATTCATCTATTTTTATACAAACCCCTTCAATCAACTTTTTTTCGAATTGTTCATCATTGCCATTATATTCCTTTTCCAATGCACGCAAACAATCGTAAACAATCGAATTACTGTCTAAATAAAAATTATCTACATTTTTATTCAGCCTATTAATTTTCCTCACGATATTTCCGTGGTTCTTAACAATAAATGAAAAATAACTTGGTATACCCATCTTACATATATTGCGAGTTTTTGTTTAATACTGTATTCTAATTATAATTTACACCGATGAAGATGTAAACTGAGCAAATTTGATTTACAAAATAATTTTATTAAATTCTTTCATTAAATCTTGTTTACCAATGGATTTTGGTCCGACGGTGTTGTCTTTACAACTATAGTTAATATTGGATAATTTGTCGAACAATTCATCGGTTAATGGCTTGTCAAATTTAATAAAATAGTGCGATTGAAAAGATTTTTCTTCTGTATCCCTATCAACTTTTCCAGCGTAAACTCCGACGCGTCTAAAAGATATATCATGTTCGTCTGTTTTTTTTACGAAAGTATATTTATTTGGCGTTAATTTCTTAGGCACGCTTCTTTGTGTCTTTTTTTTAATCCATATTTGAAACACGCAAGGAACATCATAACTTTGCCCATCAACAATGAACGAATTCTTTGGCATATCATATTCGCATTCTAAATGAAAATGCAAGGGAAAATGTTTTTTTAAACTATCTTTTTTGAAACTTTTGGGCAATATGAAAGATATGCTATCACAGTATTCTGCTGATTTTTTTATAAATTTAATAGCCAATGATGATTGGCGACCAAATGGTGGGTTACCTATAACGTGTGTTTTGTTAAAATTGGTTTCAATCGTGGTGTATTCTAAATAATCTTGTTTAATTATTTCACTGTTTTCAGGTTCCAAATCATAAAATTTATAATTTTTAAATAATGATTTTATACCATTAATAAACGCACCATTTCCTGCACTTGGTTCAATACATAAATCATTTTCTTGAATATTTATTTTTCCTTTTATCAAATCAATGCATTTATTAACAGTGCTTTCTGATGTGTAATATTTATCGGTTGTTTTTCGTTTCAAACCGGTTGATTTGATAGCGGACATTGTTTATTCAATATAATTTTATCATTAAATCGTTTTTGATGTCAAAATTATTTCAGGTTGTGAAGTTGACTATATTGTCCATATAAGAAATATAAAATTGGGTGCTAATCATATTAGCATCTCAACTATATTTTACAATCTTGTGAAATTATCGAGATATGTGTATAAGTTTACAATAATTAAATACAAATCATATTTTTCCCAATTGAATTCAATCGGGAAAAATATAATCGCTATATTATTTAGCAATATATCATGAAAAACGAGAAAATTAATCATCCCGCAGCACATCAATCCGACAGAGTCGGTAAATTGGATTTTTCTACAAAAAAAATATTGACGTTTCAGACAATGATAACCAATACAATTTTAGCTGTTCAACAATATAAAACCAAAGATGTTCTTGGTGCCAGCGAATTAAATGTATGTATACAAAGTCTGGAAAGTTTATATGCTGAATTAAATACTTTGAAAATAATGGTTGATTCCAAAGCAAAATATTTAGATTTTGATGAAATTTTAACAAGATTGCAAAAGATAAATAATGAATTATCCAGTATATTTCGTAATTTTGGCACACATAATATTGAAGACCTTATTGCAGTGGCATTTGCCAGTGATTTTATCAAAAAAACTATAACAAAGGAAAATAAAGATAAATATGAACTTCTTAAAAAATATGTACATCCAATTAGTTATAAAGCAATGGCGTGGAAAGACAATGATGGAGAAAATAAAAAAACACTAGCAAAAAATAGAATTGTTGAAGATTTTATGATTGTTGAAAGTGCTCAAAATTTCGAATGTTTTGATTTGGCTAGAACAAGCAGAAAATTTAATACAAAAGTATATGGGATTAAAGTAGCAATTAAAAATCAAGATGAACGAAAAACATTAATCATATCTGGATTAGTTGATGATATAATAGTTAATTGCAGTAATCATGTATTTATTAAAAATAAAATACAATCATTGTATGATGAGAAACCCAACGACCCTGATTTTTTAACATCGGATTTCGGAAGATTTGTAAATACTTTAACTATAAAAGAACTATTAATTTATGGCAATGATGAATTATATCAACGATTTATTGGATATTTAACACAAGTTAATTTAATTAAACAAAAACCAATTTCACAAAATGTTAAAGAATTTATTAGCTGTGAATTATATGGACAACGCCAGACCCTCATTCAATTATTAATGAAAAATAGTGACCCAGAATTTCAATATCTCGCGTATCTATTATATGATTTATTAACAAATGATGGAAATGGTAACGGACCTGATACAATAGAACAAACGGTTTTATTTGATAGTCTTCCATGGAATATTAAAAAATTCTTTAGAGATGCAATGAAAACTACTCTCAAATATACAAAGGACCTATCTAATTTTGATAGCAGTAAAATTCCAATTGAACAACAAATTTGTTTATTAAAAGCCACTGACAATGTTAAAGAGAAGGCAATGGTAAAATTATAAGAAGTTAAAGCAAAATCGGAGGATTCTGGCTCAAAAGCTAGGCAATATCTTGACGGTTTACTTAAAATACCATTTGGTATTTATAAAAGTGAACCAATGCTAGCTATTATGAGAAATATTAAAACTGATTTTAATAATATCTCAGCATTAATTGAACAAAAAAACCCATCTTACCTTTCTAGTAAAAAAGAATACACCTGTATTGAAATTTATAACCATATAAATGGTATTCAAAATACCTATATCCCGCAACTTCAAAAAAAGCAATTGAGAAAACTAAAAGAGTTATTCTGTAAAGGAAAACGTGATACTATTGTTGCCAATATATGTTATATTAATGGTATCATCAAAAAACATGATATAAAATATACAAAATTATGCCATTCCGGGAAAAAAAATAATTATATGCGAGATAACATAAAACAATTTTTACAACAAACACAAAATAATAAATTAATATTTGGAGAAATGCAAAAAAGATTTCCCGCAGAATTCCAACTTGGTATGGAAAAACATTTAAATTCATATATTAACACAATTAATGTAAAATGGAACAATATTAATAATAATATGACCAGAATTAATACAACATTAAATAACGCAGTATACGGACATACCACTGCTAAGCGCCAATTAAAAAGGATTATTGGACAATGGATAAATGGTAAACAAACCGGATACTGTTTCGGCTTCGAGGGTCCTCCCGGCGTAGGAAAGTGCCATGAAAAAGGCACGCCAGTTATGCTCTCAAATGGTAAGATAAAAAAAGTAGAAAATATAAAAGTTGGAGATAAAATAATGGGCGACGATTCCACTCCCAGAAATATCCTGGCTTTGGGGCGAGGAAGAGAAAAAATGTATGAAATCAAACCTGTCAAAGGTGATTCTTATATCGTTAATGAAAGTCATATACTAAGTTTAAAAATGACTAAAAAAGGAAAAAAAGGAACCAAACACCAGCTCATCAATGGAGAAAGATATTGGAAAAACGATATAGTGGATATTTGTATTAAAGATTATTTGAGTTTGCCAAAAAGTCAAAAAGAATGTTTAAAGGGATATAGGGTAGGTGTAGAATTTCCAGAAAAGAAAGTAGAATTGGACCCATATATATTAGGATATTGGTTGGGCGATGGTACAAGTAGTAAACCGGAAATAACTACGGAAGATAACCCTGTAGTAGAATATTTTAGATATTATTGTGAAGAACTTGATCTTTTATTAAAAGAAGTTGGAAATTCAAAAATCACATATAGAATGACTTCGGGTATTAAAGGTGGTATCATGACAGATAGAAATCCTATGTTAAACATGTTAAGAAAATATAAAGTATTAAATAATAAACATATTCCACACGTTTATAAATGCAATAGTAGAGCCATTCAATTAGAGTTATTGGCAGGATTAATTGATAGCGATGGAAGTCTCCATAAAAATGGTGGTTATGATATTATTCAAAAAAATGAAGCATTGTTAGATGATATTATATTTTTGGCTCGGTCCCTAGGATTTACTGCACATAAAACGGAATGTAAAAAAAGCTGTATGTATAAGGGTGAAAAAAGAGAAGGAACTTATTATAGAACTTTTATTCACGGCGAAGGCGTTGAGTATATCCCAGTTAAGTTAGAAAGAAAAAAAACAAACAAAAGAAAACAAATAAAAAACGCATTAAATACCGGTATAAAAGTTATACCATTAGAAGAAGATGAATATTATGGATTTCAAATTGATGGTAATTCAAGATTTTTATTAGGTGATTTTACAGTGACACATAATACCAGTTTGGCCAAAAATGGTTTGTCCCAATGCTTATTAAATGAAACAGACAATACACATAGACCGTTTGCTTTTATTCCCGTAGGCGGGTCATGCAATGGAAGTACATTGTCCGGTCATAATTATACATATGTTGGTTCCACTTGGGGGAGAATTGTCGATATTCTGATTGATAAAAAATGTATGAATCCTATTATTTTTATAGATGAGTTAGATAAAGTAAGTAAGTCAGAACATGGTAAAGAGATTATTGGCATTTTAACACATCTAGTAGATTCTACTCAAAATGACTCTTTCCAAGATAAATATTTCGATGGTATTGATTTGGATCTTAGTAAAGCCCTATTTATTTTTTCTTACAATGACCCTGATGCGATTGACCGTATTTTATTAGATAGAATACACCGCATCAAATTTGATCATTTGTCGTTGGATGATAAATTGGTTATTGCTAATAACTACCTCTTACCAGAAATATATAAAAATGTTGGGTTAACAAATATTGTCAAGTTAAGCGACGAAATTATTATTTACATCATAGAACATTACACTTATGAGGCAGGAGTTAGAAAATTAAAAGAAATTTTATTTGAGATAATCAGTGAAATAAATTTGAGTATATTGCAAAATACCGATGCCTTTACCACTATTCCAATTGAAGTCACAAAAGAAGATATTAAACATTACTATCTAAAAGAACGGACTGAAGTCAGACAGGCAGTAATTCATGATACCCCTCAAATTGGAGTAATAAGTGGATTATGGGCAAATGCTTTAGGGAAAGGTGGTATAATACCAATCGAATGTTCTCAATTTCCAGCACAAAATTTTATGGACCTGCGTTTAACGGGTTTGCAAGGGGAAGTTATGAAAAAATAGATGAATGTCGCAAAAACATTGGCATGGAAATTGACATCCGCCGCCAAAAAAAAGCGCTTTATAAAATCAGGCACCGAAACAAAAATGCAAGGTATACATATCCACTGTCCAGAAGGCGCAACCCCAAAAGACGGTCCGTCTGCAGGAACAGCTATAACTACATCGATATACAGTTTACTTAATGATAAAAAAATTAAAAACAATATCGCCATAACAGGTGAGATCAATTTACAAGGAAAAGTCACCGCAATCGGCGGATTAAAACTCAAAATATTGGGTGGTATTAAAGCTGGTGTCACAGAATTCATATTCCCAAAGGATAATGAAAAGGATTTCAAAAAGTTTATGGACAAACATGGAGAGAAAGATATCATAAAAAATATTATATTTCATCCGGTAATTAATATTCAAGAAGTTCTAGATTTAGTATTTGTATAAAAAAAATGTAGAATAATTATATATATGGCTCTTCTTAAATTTAGTCCAATGGCTTATATTAAGTATTTTGCTTTAAATGCACCGATGATATTAGCAGCATTTGTTATATTTGCATCAGCCTTTAATAAAGATATAAAAGGACTGGTTTTTATGGCAGGTGCTGTAATTATAATGTTTATAGGTCAATTTATATCGTCCTCTTTGGGTAGAAAACCTCCTGAAAATATTGATTTGGCAGCGTGCAATATGTTTTCATCTTCCGGTTGGGGGTTTGAATGGAGTGCACCAGCACCAAATGCATTATTTCTAGCTTATGCGGCAACTTATTTTATCGCTGCGATGGCATTTCATCAAAACTTTAATTGGGCACTCTTAGGAATGTTAATTGTAATTATGACCACCAATGCAGGGTTTCGTCTTAAATTACTACACTGTATACGAACTGGAGACCTATTATTCGGTTGGACCTTCGGTACTATTTGGGGTATTCTTTGGTATGGTTGTATGGCAATGATGGAAGCACAACATGATGGAACAATAAGTCTTACTTATTTTGGGAATGATAGTGGTGTAGATAAATGTAAACTAACTAAAAAAAAATTCAAATGTAGAAATGTATAATTTATTGAAAATTATCCCAATTATTTTTCAGCCAGTTTTGAATCGCTCTCGCGATTGATTGTCTCTTTCCTAAAGTAGAAATTATTCCTGACATTATTGAACCATATTTAGAACTATATCCATTTATAAAGTTTACTAATGCAATGTCTATTCTGTAATTATTATACATTACCAAGGATTCTTTTGTAAATTGGGCCTTACCCAATCTTCCATTCACAGAATTATGAAAAACAAATAACATTTCTATTAAATCTTCTTTGGTTTTAACTGTGTTTCCATTCACTATTGTCAAAAAATGGATGGCATGTTGCGTGCATTCGGGACACGGTAAACAATTACAAGCCATTTTTATTATAGATAAACATTGGTCTCTGTTTGCTTCAAAAAATTGTTTATTAATTTTTGCAGCAAATGTATGAAAAAATATCCATGTAGGGGGAGCCCATCGGTATAAACCAGACATTTATATATAAGAGATATAAAGACTTTTGGTCATTTAAATACAAATATGAATACAATTGTAAATCAAACATTTAATAAAGAATTACTAGCATTAATCGGGGAAGAAGAAAAAGAAGAAGAATTATGTTTAATTGACGGAACACAACTCAAAGACCAATTTGTAAAACTTACATGTGCTCATAAGTTTAACTATATCAGTATTTTAAATGAAATTAAAATGCAAAGAAAATATAATAATCTCGAAACTCAAAAATTAAATCCATACCAAATTAAATGTCCCTATTGCCGGACAATTCATAATGGTATTCTTCCATATTATGAAATACTATTTAATAAAAAAATTCGCGGAGTTAATTGGCCACCTTCTAAAGTACTAAAATCTGATAAATGTCAGTGTGTTATTAAAAGCGGCAAGAGAAAGGGTGAACAATGTTTGAAACCTTGCATCAATAAACATTGTGGTAGACATGAAAAAATAAAATTAGCACCCCCAGGTTGTAGCATTGTCCTTAAAAGTGGAAAAAGAAAAGGTGAAAAATGTGGATGTAAGTGTAAGAAAGATTCTGAAAAATGTGGAAGACATTTCTCTAAAAAAAGTATTAAAACAAATGTTATAATACATAGTATATGAATAAGAATGAACTAGTATCAAATATTAAACAATGGATTACTCTTGATGAGGCAATCAAAAATCTTCAACGAGAAATAAAGAAAAAACGCAATGAGAAAAAAGAAAATACAGAAACTTTAGTTAGAATTATGCGAGATAATGAAATTGACTGTTTTGATTTAGATTCAAATGGCGGTAAATTAATTTATACAAAACAAAAAATAAAAAAATCATTATCCAAAAAACATTTAATGAAATCTTTGATGCAATATTATAATGAAGATTCACAACAAGCAAAACAAGTAAGCAACTTTATTCTTGATAATCGTGAAGAAGAAATTAAAGAAAATATTAGAAGAAAAGTTAAAAAATAAATATCAACAACAGTATATATGAATGTCTCTTCACATTATAAAAAGCATATATCACATATGAATTCAGCTTCTACTAGTAAGAAAAATACTATAAAGGATATTACCAAGTATACACCCATACCAACAGCAATTAAACTTAAAACACCCGAACCTATTCAAAGTGATGATGACTGTTCAATCTTTGATTATCCTATTCTTGATATAGTTAATACCAATTTTAAAAACATTCCTCCTACCTATAGTAAATTGGCGATATGTCCATACTTTATTACAACATGTAAAAATAGATATGGTGTGCATAAACCATATCTACAATATCTTTTATATAAATATCCAGCAACTAATAAAAAAATAGGAAATTTACTGGTATTCCCATTCATTGATGTTAAAACAAATATTAATGTTGAGACCGCTGCAAATAAATTACTCTACTCCGTCATTAAAATTAAAATTTCTCCTACTGGTTTTATACAAAGCGATAATACTATTTTTGTATTTTATGATTTATCTTCTGTGGACGAATATTCAACAATTCCACGTGCTGAACAACAATGGTTGAAACTTATTAAACAATCTAGCAATTTGTGGTGGGTATTAATAGATGAAATATGTAATCATCGCAAAAGTTTAAATTTTCCAATTCATAAATCTGTAACATCTTTATTTTATATGAATCCAATATTAATTTATTTGAAACAAAAAACAAAAAATATAGATATTCCAACAGTAGGATATTATGGTAATTATTATAAATTTCTTCCTATTATAGCTTCCTTGGGGCAAAAACCTACCACTTGGCCAGATTTAGAATTTGGTCCCTATTTTTACTTTACTTCTTATGAAGGTGCCTTTAGATATGCCGGTTGGACATCCAATTATAAACAACGAAATGTATATGACAAAGAGATTGCCGATGAAAATGGAAAACTATCAAAAGGAGGTATCATTCGATTTGCTTTATTTATGGAGAAGACACACGTTTTGCTAGATATGAAAAATAGTAAAATTTCTACATACATGCATAAAAATGAATGGGCAAAACATTATGATAGTCTTTATTTGGGACGAGTACCTAGAATTAATGGCAGTGTTTGGCATATGAATCCACGCCATGTAGTTAAAACATTCGACCAACAATTACCTTTATCATTGCATTTAGTAGATATGGATTCACTCAAAGATATTTGGGATCCACTGTATACTGGTTATCAGATTGAATAATATCTTCATACTATATATATGAATCGATTTATATATATAGCTATTGGATTATTCATCATCAATATAATATTTAGTCTTATACCCTATTTAGCCCCAAGAGCACCAACAGAGATGATATTACCTTATCAATTATGGTTTAATGTCTTATTTGTATTTGCAATTGTTCTACCAACATCCGTTGGCAACTTTAAGTTGCTTTATAAATAATTATAAAAATTGATTTAATCGTTTTACAATAAAGATATCACATAACTACAATGGAAAAGAGACTCAATCGAAAAATAGATTTCGCATTTCAGGATTTCAAACACCAGATTAAAAATAAAATGACGGAATCGGATATACTTACTACACCCGAAGGTACTAGCATATTACAATTTATTTATGATTACCCAGTATTTTCCATTACAAAATTAGATTTGCAGAAAAGAAAACGAGTTAAAAATAGCGTGCCTTTTCATGAACGATGTTGTGCTCTTAGAGCCAATAAGGAACAGTGCACACGAAGAAAAAAAAACGGAGAAAAATTTTGTGGAACACATATCAAAGGAATCCCTCACGGAGAGATTAAAGTCGGAGAACAAGTCCAAGATACTACCAAAAAAATAGAAGTTTGGGCACAAGATATTAAGGGTATCATCTACCATCTTGATAAAAATGGCAATATTTATGATCCACAACACGTTCATCAAAATTTAAAGAATCCGGCTATTATCGCAAAATATATAAAAGATGCAAATGGAGATTATGAAATTCCAACTATTTTCTAAATTATTTAGATTTATCGTCATCCTTCTTCTTTTTAGGAATTGCCTCTTCTGGTACAAAATTTTTAATACACGTTTTTACAAATTCTAATGTCGGTGTACAATCATATACTGTTCCAACATATACACCGGCTCCAAATCCACATAACATTTGCCACATTTTATATTAATAATTATATTTTAATATTTATTTTGTATCTTCTTTTTTCACGGTTTCGTATTATAGTAAAAATTTAATCTAAATGGCATTCTGGGACTTTATTGCATAATTGTCTTAATATATCCATACCTTGAGTAATTCTTGGAATCATGTGACCTAGAATTCTAGTTGTATTTTGCGCCTCGGGTATTAAACCATTGATTTCAGGAATCATAATAGATAAATCATCCAATGATTTTCCTGCGTCATTAATTAAAATTCCAGCATCATGTGCTACTGGACCCAGCATCACCGCGATAATAAAAAGTATTAAAAAGTTTATCAATGTACATACACAAGTAACATAAATAGCTTTATTTTGATTTACATATATTTCTTCACTAATTTGTTGATAAGACGTCATTTGTTTAACTATTATTCATTTTGTTTAAATAATATTTATAAAGTATTTACGATTATGACTTACGTACCTAATATTTGATAGAGAATAAATTATAGCCATGCTTATTAAAGGTTAATGCGATATAGTTAATACTATTGTAGAGCTTGAATAATATTAATTATTAAATCAATTAAAAGGGTATTTGTTATTATAAATTATAATGGAAAATTGTAAAACCAAAGAATCGCTCATTAACAATTATGCACAAAATTATGAACCTAAATTTTATAGAGGTTGGATTAATCTTTCTTTAACTAAACTTTCAGGATTTACAACATGGAAGCAAGGAAATTTAAACTCTACACAAATCGAAACATTTAATAGTTTGTTACTTAATAAAAATTTAAATAAATACCATTTTTTAGATGCTCTTAATCTTCTAACATATAAACAAATTTCTTATGTTGGTTGGTAATGTGTGGAAGAATTAATTCAACAGCGCCGTATAACCAAATCCAATTGCCGCTGCCGTGAAAAAATGCCACCAAGCGTGCATTTGATACGGTTCTAGTCCTGTACCAAATTGCGTTCTACATAATTGATCTAAGAGCCAGCATATTAAACCACTAATAAAACTAACAAAATATAAAATTATCCATTTTTTATTTTTTTTATTTATTTTTCGACGAGTGTATTTTGCTGTTAATAATTGCATTACGGTAAATGTAATAAAGAATATAGCAAAATATTTACTGAATAAACAATAACTAATTAATAATGGGTAAATTAAATACTTGGATATTTGTGGTCGTAACTCTTTGAGCGAATAAAAACTTAATGCCAACATCGACATTTCATCTCCCATTTGAGAAAGGTGACGCAGTGTAGCGTGTAATAACATTGCCCCAATACCCACACAACATAATAATTGTCCCAGAAATTTCAATTTGGACCGCATTATTAATAATCCCATGATAACATAACATAATGAAGATATTGTATTGTGGTATTCAGCAATCCAAAAATATCTCTCATATTTATTTTCACAAAAGCTTACAGAGGCGTCAGGTATTCCCCAATAATAATTTATCTCATTCATTTATTGTATACTTATTACCGTAGCTCTAAATATATTTTATTAAATCTTGGGCATTAGTTAAGTCTCTTAGATGAATTATGTATTGGAAAGTCCGAGGTTTAAATTGTATTAGACGATATATCTGATATAACTATTTCTACATTAGGGGTATTCGGATAGATTTCGTCTGGTGTCGAACTACTGTCATCACTGTCAGAATAATCATCAACGACGTTTCCTGCACGAGTCAACGCCCCCATTAAATCTCCCATAGTTTCTTCAATATTATTAACACTGTATTTTTTCTTAACAAGTTCTACTTGTGTTTGTTTTTGCGCAAGTACAAACATTTTCTCAACCTCTTTATTTTGTTTATTTTGTACCTTTTCAAATTCTCTTCTAGTTTCCTCAATGATTTGAAATCTTTCCGCTTCACGCTCCTTCACGACTTTTTCTAGTCGTTTATTATCTTCTTCTATATCTTTTAGCGCTTTAAGTCTGGACTCTTCTTCTACTAGTTTTCGTTCATCTTCTATATCTCTGTAAACCTTAATAGGTCTAATGTCCAGTATTTCAGGTCTGAAGAAATCATTTGCAACATTGCCGCTCGCATCTGTTTTTGGTTCTGGAAATCTTCGAATAAACGAAGCAATAATATCCTCCGGTATATCAGGACTTTGCTCAATAAGTCTATCTAACTCTACCCTACAATTGGTAATGAATATTGAACCATCACTCGTTCTTTCCTTGATTGGTAAACTCAATTCAACGCTGAGATTTCGAGCAAATTTAGAATAAGCAAGACTCGCCGCTCTATGCCCCTCCAGCAATTCACTGACTCTTAAAAACTGACTAACCGTTGTAATAAGTCCAGCCGAAAGATTAAAAAATCCTATTACCAGTGGAACATATTCCTGCCACTCTGACGGAAATGAACCCTGTGCGAAATTTGCGGTTCCGGTAATTGTACTTATAACAATAACAGGCAAAGCAAACCACATATTTTGATTATTAAATTTTTTAAATGATTTGTCATGTAAATATCTATAACTCGAACCAATCTCTGACCATCTTTTCAATATTAGTTCTTGTTGTTCATGCCATTCTGGAATCCGATTTTCATTCGAAGCATTTGATTTTTTTGCCCATTCATTATCTTGCATTATATATTTCGCCATTTTTTTAATTTGAAATCAATTAACGAATATGCTAAATGATGTCAAATAACTTATTTTAAAAACCATTGTCAAACAATGTAATCGTAATATAACTCTCACTCTTTCCGTTTGTGTTGTTTTATAACTGTCAATAAAACTTGAGAAGTTTCCACAATTTTCTCATACGCCGATTGTATCTCTTTTATAGTGATTTCTAGTATCGCTAATTGTTTGTTTTTTTTATCAATGGTTTCCTCTAAAACCGTTTTTTTAACATTATTTTCATCCAGGGTTGATTGAATTATGTCTAATTCTTTTTTATTTTCATTTATTTTTTTCGTTAAATTTTTCTTTTTATCTTTCAGATCATTTAAAGTTTCTATAAATTCTTTATTGAAATTATACAGAACTTCTTGATTTAATGATGTATTTTCTACGGTAGTCATTATATATAATATAATAAAAATATATTCCAACTGATATTTTTATATCAGCATAAATATATAATGATAAATATAACTGCTTATGGTATTCTTATATTTTATGGACTTTTAGCGATAATTGGTGCAGCTATTGGTAGTCATTTCGACAAAACCAATGGGTTCTCTAATGGATATATAGCTGGAACAGCATTGTCTTTAGTATTATGGTTTACAGTTGGTCGTAAAATGGCTGGTGTTTAAATTATCAATATATAAATTGATTTTTTAATATAAATATAGTTAACAATAATTAATATATGGACAGTTTTGTAATAAGAACAAATCCAAAACCACTATCCACCAAATCGCCGCTCAATATATATACAGACGGGGCATGTTCAAATAATGGCAAAGCCTCCGCCAAGGCCGGGTTTGGTGTGTGGTTTGGGGAAAATGACGAAAGAAATACAAGCCAATCCTACAATGGCAGACAAACAAACAATGTAGCCGAATTATTAGCAATTGTTACTGCACTCTCTATCGTTAAGGAAGATATTGAACAAGGACGAATCATAAATATATATACTGATTCTGTGTATTCTAAGCGCTGCTGCACAACATACGGCGAAAAAATGTGCAAAAAAGGTTGGCAACAGAAAGGACAAGATATCCCCAACAGAGAAATCGTTGAAAGTGCTTATAGTTTCAGTCGAAAATATCCAAATATCACATTCCATCATATAGCTGCTCATACCGGATTACAAGACGAACACTCAATTGGCAATGATAATGCGGACAGATTAGCCAACTTAGCCATTGGCGTGGAAAGTTGCCCTTATTCCAAACCAAAAGGCAAATTATATTTAAATATTCCTTATTCTGAAAAAGATGAAGCAAAAAAACTTGGAGCGAAATGGGACAGTAATAAAAAAAAATGGTTCATTGATAATAAGAATAAACATCGAATACAAATGATGGGACGATGGGGATAAAAATTTTAATAATCATCTACTATTAAACATTTTCCTGTTAAAAATATATCTGGTTTATCATAATTTTGTTTTAATTCATCGTTTTTATCAATAAAACAATCAAAACATAGAGTTCTCCATAGTCCGTTATATTTTATATATTTGTAGTCGTAATTTGATTTACCACATTCACCAACACATTTCCCATAAGGGTCACTACTATCACCATGTATATTTTTTAACCATCTTGATTTAAACAAATACTCTTTAAACATTTGTTTTCTATTTTCAAATTCTTTTTTTTTCCCGATTCTTAATTCAATATCAGTAAAATACTCCAGATAAAATTTACACGGGTCATATTCTATGGCAATCTCTTCAAAATTTTCTTTAAAATCAGCCCACATATTTTTTTTGGCGCATCGAAAATATAAATTATTTTTATTTTTATGTTTTTTAACATCGCATGGTAATCCGCAATTACATAATGGTAGTTCTTTAATATAATCATTATTCGGAAATTTATAAGCGCAATCAAATCTAACATATTTACCACCTCTAACATTCTTCCAATTATTTTTATCGTGAACCATTAAACATTCTGCTATATCATTTTCACATTGAAGATAATCATCAGTTTGATAAGTAATCTCATCCCAATTATTTAAAACATAATGGGGGTTATTAAATCCAGTATGATAAGTCCATTCTGAATTTGTACCATTGTTAATATTAATAATTTTTTCATTATAATTAATAAATTTAGAAATTTCAGATACTTTATATATTGCTACTAATTCTTGCGGTGTAAAAACAGATGTATTGATACCTCCGCGCCCGCTAGCATGTTCCCAAAATCTACTATATAATCTTTTTGTTTGACCGACATAATAAATACTATCATCTATATCATCACAATCATCATCGTAGCATTTTAAAATATATATCCAGTGCATATAATGAATAATATAACTACTCATCTTTAATTATTATTCGTTATAAACATGGGTTTTAAATGTTCAAAATAATAAAAATTGAAAAAAAAATTATGTAATTATCAAAAGTAAAATAATACTAGAAATGAGCGCACTACAAACAGAAAAACAAGTCGATATTTCATCCACCATTAAAGAGGCTGTTTGGTCACTACGAGATAATGGTTATATGAGACTTAACCTTATTGAGATAGGCATTCTTAAAGAATCGGAGGTTGTGGAAATGCAGGAAATTTGCATGAGCGAATACTACAAATTCTTCACGGATAAAGGCATAGATCCTGCTACCATACAAATCGACCTTAATGGTGAAATGAAAACAAACCCTTATTTTAAACAGTCCAAGGATAGTGCCATGTTCAAAGCAATGTACGGGCAAAAAACAAAAGACGGTCGGGAATACATTAATACCAGAGCGCCTGCCAATGCTATGAACTGCGGAATGGGTGCAGCTACTAGCCAGAAAAGCACCTATTATCATCCTAGGTTGAACGAGCTGCGAGAAAAACTGCGCCCACTCATGACAGCACTATACCAAAGTCCAGTAAAGCGACACCTCACTCGATTCGGAATAAAGCTACCCCCAGCCAAGGATATGCAACTGCACACCGATATGAGCTATATTAAGGACAATCGAGATGGTGGTGGTGCGCGCCCAGCAGACGACCCAGTAGCATACCATCCACAAGACGATAAAGGTAGGCCTCAAAGGCTACAATTTATATTAGGGCTAAATAACAGCGAATCAGGCTGGTACGGCTACGAAGGAGCCCATCAGAAATACGCTGAAATAGGCGATGGACTCAACTGGCCAGGCAAGACTAAGACGATACAGAAAATTCCAATTAAACTCATGAAAACCCTGGGACTGAATAGAGTGGATATTCCAACTCGATTCGGAGAAGCCGTAATCTGGAACTGTGGTCTACCTCACGGGAACTCGGCATGCTCTAAAGTACCTAGACTAGTTCTCTACGTAAACTACCAATCTGATACTGAACAAACCACTGCTGACCGCATCATAGGACTAGGCAACCAACCAACCGAAAAGAAAAGTTCATTTGGTTTAAATTTTCAACATTCAAAATAAACATTAAATTTTATAAAATATAACCATTCTATAAAATTTTTATTTTTTACGTGATTTTCTTCGTAGTCTACGAGTTTTTCTCTTTTTTCTCTTTTTTCTCTTTTTTCTC